TGGTGGTGGCCGACCTTTTCGCCAGGGTTCATCTCCCGGATGACGACCCGCGCAAGATCAGGACCGTTGGCCAACTCGTCCCATACTTTCCCGCCATTGGATCCACCGGTTACGACTGGCTGAAGAATGAACTGGACAGGCGCGAGACCCCTGAAGGGCAGCGCCTGTCGGACGTCCGCACGCGCTTCTACAACGCCATGAAGCCGCAGTTCGACAAGAGCACCTTCCTCACGGTCGATGAGAAGGGCGGAGAGGACAATTTCCGATTCTGGCAGTATGCCCAGGAGCAGGAACGCATCTATACATCGACACCAGGGAAGGACGCCTACGATCTATACAACTATAAGCACCCCGACTACCTCGGGAAGAAGGTGCCAGCCTTCAAGCGCTCCTTGGATGAGCAGATCCGCGGCATGGCCGAGTCCTTGCGCCAGCAGTCCGCTACACGCCCACCGGCGCCCGCCATACCCGGAGCGCCGGCCACAACTACACCTGCGGCCCCCGCAGCAAAGGACGCCGCGCGCCGACCCGGTGAAACGATCGAGGAATATCGCAAAAGGCGGGGCCTGCCATGAGCGGCATGGAAGAAGCCACCCAACTGCGCGAAGCCGGGTTCGAGGACGCCGAGATCGGGCAATGGGCGAGCGACCAGCGAGCGACCCTCACCGAGGCCGGCTTCACCGACCAGGAGATCACCACCTGGTTCGGCGAGCGGCCCCCGGACACCTTCAAGGCGAACTCCGCCCTCGCGCGCGCGGTCTCGAAGTCCCTCGGCCGCGCCGAACAAGGCGTGGTCGACCTCGCCACGATCTACGGCCCCGTCGAGGCCGCCCTGCACGCCGCCTCCGGGCTCCTGATTGGGTTCCCGATGTACCTCGGCGCCGGCGTAGGCTCCCTCATCGCGCGCGGGACCGGGCTCTCCGATGACGACCCCAAGGAGATCGCCGGCAAGTTCGCCGAGCTCGTCACCTACAAACCCATGACCGCGGCGGGCGAGCGCACCGCGCAGTCGCTGATGCTCCCCTTCACGCTTCTCACCGAGGCGGCCGAAGCGGCAGGGCACAAGGTGACCGACGCCTACAACCAGCCCGGCCCGGCCATGACCGCCGCGCGCAAGCTCACCGAGGGCTCGATCCTGGAATGGATGACCTCCGAGGAGTTCGCCGCCGGCGCGGGCGCCTTGACCGAGTCGGCGATCGCCATGCTCCCGCCCCCGCTCGTCGCATCCCTGGGCCGCAGGATGGCCGGCAAGGCCCCGACCGAGCAGACCATGAAGGACGCCGCCGCGGCGCTCGCCAAGGGAGAGTCCGAGGCCGTTGCCCCGCTCGAGGCGAAGCTGCGCGCCGTGTACGAGGAAACCGGCATCGACCCGGTGGTGGTCTACGACCACGCGACGAAAGACCCCAAGGTGCTGGAGAACCTTCTAGCGGACAACCGCGACCCGGCCCAGGTCTTCGCCCAGCCCGGCAAGGTGACCGATACCACCGCGCGCATGGCGCTCCGGGAGGAGTTGCAGGCGCTCGAGGCTGACCGCACGAGCGCCACCGAGGATGCCCCGAAGCTCGCCGAGGTCGAGAAACGAATCGAGGAGATCCGCGCGGCGCTCGGATCACGCCAGGTATCCGACACGCTGCCCGCGGAACGCCCTGGCGAGCAGGTCGAGATGCCACCGAAGGGGTGGGGGTTCCCAGCGGCAGAGACCCTCCTCGCCGCAGCCCAGGCCCGCATGGGCCCGCGGCCCGGACACTTCGGCTCCGAGACCCTCACCCCAGAGCAGCACGCCGAGATGGCCACCCGCCAGACGAAGCTGCACGCCCAGATCCTCGCGAAGGACGAGCAGATCAAGGTCTACCAGGAGGAACTGCAGGCAAAGGGCGTCGAGCACCCCGACGTGCTGCCGATCATGCAGATCATGGCCGCGAACGAGCTCGGCTGGGCCCAGATCGGCGGCCGGCACCTGGGCGGCCCCATGGGGACCCCGAACTTCTCCACCTGGATCCCGAGGGCGGAATGGTGGCGCGAGCGCCCGGACAAGAAGATGAACGAGCACGCCACCCGCGCTGCAGTGCAAAAAGCCATCTCCGGGGAGAAGTTAAAACCGATCGAGCAACGTGCCGTTGACCACATGCTCCAGATCGCGCAGACTCGTGCAGCCGAACTGAAGCGTCTCGGAGAGAAAGAATGGAACGAAGCCGCAGGGGTCGCGCGTGAGCAAGGACTGGAACCCACCACCCAGAACGTGGTGGAGGTCGACCTGGTCGCCCGGGCGGCTGCGCTCGATGAGGCCGCGGTCGAGCGCGCGGCGCTGCAGTTCGAGAACGACGAGGCGGGGTTCCTGTCCGCCATCAAGGGGATCGTAGATGAGCGAACGAGTGCAACAACTGCTGAAGGCCGCCAAGGCGCTCCTCGCCCGCAGGAACGCCCAGGAGCCGCTACCTCAGCCGGAGAGCCAGCCTCAAGCCGCGAGCGCCCAGGAGCCCCCGCTGGTGAACCCACAGGCCCCATCGCAGGGCTGACCGACCTCCCGCGCGGCGAGCAGCCGGCCGCCATCGGCCGCGCGATCGAGGAGCGGCTCCGGGCCACCGGGGTCGACGAAGCAGAAGCCCGAGCAAACGGCGCCGTCTGGGAGGCCTTCTTCGCCTCCGCGGGCGAGCGCTACAACCTCGACCCGGCCGCGCTCCTCGAGCGCTACATGGTCAGCATCGAAGCGGGCGAGCTGCCCAGCCCCGCCACCCCCGGCATCCTGCGCCAGGAGGGTGTGGCAGGCCCGCTCTGGTACTCCGAGCTCGCGCGCCAGCTCGAGGCGAGCCCCATGAAGTCCGGGGCCGCCAAAGCCTGGAAGGACTACATCAAGGGCCTGGGCACGAAGGGCGTGAAGGCCGAGGAGATCAAGTGGTCCGGGATCGAGGAGTGGCTGGACGTCCAGGAGGGCAAAGTCACCAAGGAGCAGGTGGCGGCGTTCCTCGAGCAAGGAGGGGTGAAGGTCGAGGAGGTGGTGCGCGGAATAGGCGACGTCGTCAGGGATGAGGCCGGGAATGCGGTCTACGACGGCGAACACGTCAGGATGACGATGCCCGAGCCGAAGTTCGGCCAGTACCAACTACCGGGAGGCCAGGAGTACCGCGAGCTGCTGCTCACGCTGCCAGAGCGCGAGTCGATACAAGATCAAGCTGCGCGAGTAGAGCGTGGGGAAATAACAGCAGAGCAGTTTGAAGCAATGCGCTCTGATCCGGTCTTCCTATCGACCCACTTCGAAGAACCAAACATCATCGCCCACATCCGCTTCAACGAGCGCACCTATACCGAAGGACGGAAAGTTCTTTTCGTTGAAGAGTGGCAGTCGGATTGGTCTGCAACTGGGAGGGACCCGCGTAAAGGCTTTTCTGGACTTGATGCTAGAGAGACGGTTCGTTTCGCCGAATTGGACAAGTTAACGTTCGATGAAATGACAAACGCGCAGCATCTGGAGTATGACCATTTGCGTCGGCGCAAAGAAACTGGAGGAGTGCCACGAGCGCCGTTCGTCGAGAAAACAGAAGCTTGGTTGGCATTGTCCATGAAGCGCATGATCCGCTACGCCGCCGACGAAGGCTACGAGCGCATCGCCTGGACCACCGGCGAGCAGCAGGTCACGCGCTACCGCGACGCCCTCCGCAAAGAGGTCGACTTGATCGAGTGGACGAAGACGCCCGAGGGCGTGCAGCTCGTCGGGTACAAGGGCGGCAAATCGCTGTCACCTGTCGAAGAAAGAAGGCTTGCCACACTTGAGCGTGATGAACGGCTCCGCGAAGAATCTCTGTCTGAGGTTGAGCGTGAGGAGCTCAAACGGCTATTCGACAAAAGCTCACAGAGGAACAAAGTCGTCGACACCACCCAGAAGGAAACCGAACTCTCCGACGCGATCGGCAAGGCGATGGCTGACCAGATCCGGAACGACCCGGCCCAGTCGGGCGTGATCGAGGGCGAGAACATCCGGATCGACGACACCGGCATGGCCGCCTTCTACGACCGCATCGTGCCCAACGTCGCGAACGACGTCCTGAAGAAGCTGGGCGGCGAGAAGGTCGGTAAGGTCGAGATCGATATACGTGGCCAAGATGAGACAAGCGCCACGCAGCCCGGCTTCGACATTTCCCCGGCGCTGAAGGAAAAGGCCCTGAAGGGCATGCCACTCTTCCAGGAGGGCGAGGGCGCCCCTCGCGGGCAGATCGAGTTCGGCGAGCGCGGCACGATCATCAGCCTCCTGGAGAACGCCGACCGCTCCACCTTCCTGCACGAGACCGGGCACTTCTTTTTGCAGGTCACTCGCGACCTTGCCACGGGCGAAGCCGCCCCGGCGCTCGCGCGCCAGGACTGGAAGGTGCTCTCCGACTGGCTCGCCCTGGAGGAGGGCGCGGAGATCCCGCGCGCGGCGCACGAAAAGTTCGCCCAGGGCTTCGAGCAGTACCTCGCCGAAGGCAAGGCCCCGAGCCCCGCGCTGCGCTCGATCTTCGAGCAGTTCCGCGACTGGCTGCTGGAGATCTACACGATCGTGAAGGACGCCGGCCTGTCGGATGACGTCCGCGGGGTACTGGACCGCATGCTCTCCTCCCAGGCCGAGCGCCCCGCAGGCCCGCCGCCGGCACCGCCCGCCGCCGCGCCGCCGCGTCCCCCGCAATCCCCGCCCCCGAGCGACCCGCAGAAAGCGGTGCTCGAGCGCATCTCCATGGATCCGGCCATCCCCCGGCGCTACACCTGGGAGGAGTTCTACGCCGACGTGAAGGATGACCTCTGGCCGATCAAGAACCTCGTGGACGAGCTCCGCCAGGGCACGGCGCTGGGGACCGCCGAGGATCCCTACAGGCTCGCGCGCCTGACGCGCGGCGCCTTCGGCCGTGCCACGCAGTTCCTCGAGTACTCGCCCTTCGAGTTCAAGACCCTGAAGAACGTCGGCAAGCCGCTGAAGGACGTCCTGGACCCGGTGAAGGATGACCTCGACGGCCTGCGGGCGTACGCTGTGAGCCGGCGCTCGATCGAGCTCGCCGAGCGGAAGATCGTCACCGGCGTCCCGCTCGAGGAGGCGCGCACCGTGGTCGAGCAGGGGCAGAAGTACGAGGCCGTGCTCCGCGACCTGCAGGAGTTCCAGGACCACGTGCTCGCCTACATGAAGGACTCGGGCATCTTCAATGACGCTCAGATCGCCGCCATGCGCGAGGCGAACAAGGACTACGTGCCATTCTACCGCCTGATGGAAGACGCCGAGGGCCAGGGCGGCGCCGGGCCCGGCCTGTCGGTCAGGAGCCCGATCAAGCGGATCAAGGGGAGCGAGAGGAAGATCATCGACCCCCTGGAATCGATCGTGAAGAACACCTACCTGTACACGGCCCTGGCAGACCGCAACGCGGTGGGCCAAGCCCTCGTTACCCTCGCCGAGCGCTCCGGGCGAGGAGAGGAACTCGTGCAGAAGGTGAAGCAACCGGTACGCCCGATCGAGATCCAGGACGAGGAGATGAGCCGCTTCCTCGAGGCCCACGGGATCGAGGCCCCCGAGGACACCCTCACCGTGTTCCGCCGCAACTCCCTCGTCCCCGAGCACGACCAGATCGTGGTCTTCACCGATGGCAAGCGCGCGGTCTACCAGGTGCCCGAGGAAGTAGCGACCGCCTTCAAGGCGACCGACCGCGAGACCGCCGGCATGTTGACCCAGATCCTCGCGATCCCGGCCCGGATGCTCAGGGCCGGCGCGACGCTCTCCCCTGACTTCATCTCGCGGAACCCGGTGCGCGACCAGTTCAGCGCCTACGTCCTCTCCAAGAGCGGCTACGTGCCGGTCCTGGACCTAGCCCGTGGGGCTGTCTCGATCGCCAAGCACGATGCGGAGTTCCAGGCGTGGCTGAAATCAGGCGGCGCCAACTCCGCGATGCTCGCCCTGGACCGCGACTACGTGCAGACCGCGCTCGCCAAGCATACCGGCCAGCTCACCTTCTACGACAAGACCTGGAACATCGTGAAGAATCCCCTGGAACCCCTGCGGATCGCCTCGGAGCTGATGGAAAACGCCACCCGCGTGGGTGAGTTCAAGAAGGCCCTGGAAGGCATGACCAAGGAGGAGATCCTGGCGGCCGGCTACGAGTCCCGCGAGGTGACCCTGGACTTCGCGCGCCTGGGCGCGAAGACCCGGTCCCTGAACATGATCACCGCCTTCTGGAACGCGCAGCTGGAGGGCATGGACCGCGTGGTGAGGGCGATCCACGATCGCCCGCTGCAGACCACGGTCGCGATCGCCACCAGCATCACGCTGCCCTCGGTGCTCCTGTGGTGGGCGAACCACGACGACCCGCGCTGGAAGGAGATCCCGAACTGGCAGCGCGACCTCTTCTGGATCGTGCTCACCGAGGACCACATCTACCGCATCCCCAAGCCCTTCGAGCTCGGGGTGATCTTCGGGAGCTCAGTCGAGCGGATCCTGGACGCCTTCTACGACGACAAGCCCGACTCGTTCAAGGACTTCTCGAGCACCATGGTGAACACGATGGGCCTGAACTTCATGCCCACCGTCGCTGCCCCGGTCGTGGGGCAGATCGTGAACTGGAACTTCTTCACCGACCGACCCCTGGTATCATCGAGCATGGAAAAGCTCCTCCCCGAGTACCAGTACTCGAGCTACACCACCCAGGCGACGCGCGCCCTGGGGCACATCATCGGCGCGATCCCGGGCATGCACGACAAGTCCGCGGCCTCCCCGATGATCATCGACAACTACATCCGGGCCTGGACTGGGACCCTCGGGGTGTACGCCCTGCAGACCGCGGACATTGCGCTCAGGAAGACCGGTGTGCTGCCCGACCCCATCCGCCCGGCCTCCACCTTGGCCGACCTGCCGGTGCTACGCGGGTTCATGGTGCGCTACCCCTCGGGCCAAGCGCAGTCCATCCAGGACTTCTACGACAGCTACGACAAGGCGACCAAGGTCCTGGACACCATCCGCCACCTCGCGCGCCAGGGCGACGCCGAGGCAGCACTCCGGGAGGCTTCGATCGACCCGGACAAGATGGTGCGCCTGAAAGGGATCCACGAGGGCCTAGGCACCGCGCAGCGCACCATCCAGTTGGTCGACAGGAACCCCAACTTCCCGGCCGGAGAGAAGCGCCAGCTGATCGATACGGTGTACTACCAGATGATCGCCATGGCCGGCGCCGGCAACGCCACGCTGCGGGAGATGAAGGTCGCCCTGGATAAAGCCTCGAAGGACCGCACCGCCCTCGACAAGCAGTTCCGCGAGGCCGGCTTCACTGAAGCAGAAATCAAGGCATACCGGCAGAAAACCACACCAAATCAGGCTCTGGAGATCGTCAAATGACCACGAAACTGCACACGATCGCCTCCGCGGGGCTCGCAAGCCTCGCCAAGCCAACCGGTGGACAACCTGTGGATAACTCTGCGTTGGAGGAGGCACGCGCGCAGATGCGCTCAGACATTGCCGCGGAGGTGCGCCTACGGGAGGAGGCGGGCCTCGCGCGCGAGCAAGCCGAGCGCGAGCGCGACGAGACCACGCGAGCATACGGCAGACTCGTCCTTGAGCAAGAGGAAGCCGCCCGCCTCCAGGCCGAGGCCACGCCCGAGGGCCAGACCACCGAGACCATGCGCAAAGACATCGCGGACCTGACCCTCATGGTCCAGGAGATGACCGCCGCGCAGACCGAGGCGAGCGGGCAGCTCACCTCGAGCTTCGCCACCGTCGAGCGCGAGCGCGCGACGAACGCCGAACTGCGAAGGCTCCTCACCATCGCCACCCAAGCCCACGCGGATACTGTGAAGCGCCTGGACGGGCTCGAGGCTGCCATGAAAACCACACCCCAGCCCGTACCCGTCGAGGCTCCAGAATACGAGTTCACCGTCGCCGCAAGGGACGGCAACGGCCGCGCCGCGAAATACCGCGCGACCCCGGTAAAGAAGTCATGACCAAGGAGTAGCTCAATGAGCAAGACCGACAACTTCGAATACGCCTGCCTGAGACAGACTTTCAACGGGGTCGCCTGGACCAACTGGGCCGCAACCGCCGGCACCACGCTCGTGTGGCTGGGACTACATACCGCGGATCCGGGCGACTCAGGCTCAAGCGCCGCCGAGGGCGGATACGCCCAGTACACCCGCGTGGCTACCGATCGCTCCACCGCCGGGTGGTCGGTGACAAGCGGCTCAAGCGGCGCGGCGGCCGGCGCGAGCCCTGTGGCGAACATCGACTTCCCGCAGAACACCTCCACCACCACCGGGACCTTTACGCACTTCTCGGTGTATCCCAGCTCAGACTCCACCGGAAGCTCGGCAGCCTACACAGGCACCATTGCCCCGACTATCAACTCCGGGCAGAACGTGACCCCGCGGCTGACGACGCTCAGTTCGGTCACCGAGCAATAGGAGGACAGCCCAAAAGCGACATAAAATGGCGCTCACCACTCTTTTTCCTAGACAACGCCTTGCCATAGCGAGCACGGCTGGGCGTTTCGTCCTGCCGCCGCTTGTCATTCTGCCTCAGACCTCGGAAATAGAAATCAGGATAACTAGGCCGACCTCGCTAAATCCCAAGGCTTGGGGGAACGCCGACAGACTAAAAATAGCAACCATCATAGAAATTGATGGCGAGGAATATCGCTGCGACGGCCAGGCGGCAGGTGGCATTGTCCCTGGTACGGCTAGGAGGGGCGAAGGTGAGATCGCCGAGTACATCCTCAAGTACGGAATCCCGTGGGGGTTTTTCGGTGTCAAGGAGGGCTTTCCAGTCAGGCTCGGCGAGCGCTCCAAGACGAGTTACACCGCGAGAATAGAAGTTACCTCGCTTGATGGCTCTATCGACAGTGACATCATCGTTCTTGGTAAAGCTGAACCCGCGCCACGACTCGCCTTCCATAGTTCTGCGGCTTTCGACGCCGCAAGTTCGGCTCTGGAAATCTCTGGTGACGGAGTAATTAGTTTCTCACATACTGCTTCCGGGTCAGATCGCGCAGCGTTTTTCGGTGCAGTGAGCGAGGCATCAAGCGGCAATGCACAGACGAGTTTCACGGCGACGTACAACGGGAATAGCTCTACTCCAATCTGGAACCTTGACGGCGCATTCTCTGATTCACAACAGTTCAGCGGACTACAACTTGTAGAATCCGGTATCCCGACTGGAGCACAAACTGTTGTCATAACAGCGGTTGGTGGAGCAACTCCGGGGACGTTCGGTGGTGGAGTTATCACCATGACCGGAGTGGATCAAGCATCCCCTGTCGGTACTGCAGCTACTTCCACCTCCACGGGGCGCACGACTCCGACAAATACGGTGGGGAGCGTTGGCGCCGATGATCTGGTTGTTGATGTTTGCTTCGCTTTCTGCCAAACAGGTGGTCTAACGGCAGGAGCTGGTCAGACCGACAGGTGGGCGCAGCAAAGCGGGAGCACGTGTTTTTCAGGATCGACTCAACTAGGGTCTGCTGGCGGGGTGATGTCTTGGACGAAGAATGTAAATTTCGAGGACGCGACTGGTGCGGTGGCGTTCAAGCCGGCTGCTGCTGGCGGCGGCGGAGCGGCCTCCACCGTCGGCACTTCAAGCGCACAGGGCGCAACCGCGGCGATCGCCGCCGCCCAAGCATCAAGCCCGGGGGTTGCGGTCACCACCGCAGTAGGAGCGTCACTCTCCGACGCCATCGCCCAATCAGATGGCGCCTCCGATGCCCAGGCCGAAGGCGCCGCATTGGCTGCCTCCGAGGCTGTCGCCCGATCAGATGGCGCCTCCGATGCCCAAGCTGAAGGTGCCGCACGAGCCGCCTCGGACGCCGATTCCCAAGGGATCGCCGACGCCCAAGCACAGGGTGACGAGGTCCAAGCTGGTATCAACGCCGGTGCCGCATCCTCCGCTGGCCAGGCGGACGCCCAAGCCGAAGGGGCAAGCGATGTCGAGGCCGCAGCGCTATCCGAGGGTACTTCTGACGCCGAAGCAATCGGGGAGGACGCCACTCCGGGCGGTGTCTCGACCGTCATCACCCTGGGCGCGCGCAACCGCTGGCGCGAGGAGCGCCGGCGCCGCGAGCAGCTCGAGCGCGAGGAGGAGGAAGACTTCGCCGCGCTCGTTCGTTTTGCAACGCAGCACATCGTCCAGGAGCACCTGCGCAACCAGCGCGGTGCGAGGACGTAAGAGGAACTTTCCAGATGACCACCATCAGCGAATCCCGCCAGCAGCAGCTCTCCCCCGGCCTTGCCATCAAGACCCCGTGCCGAGCGGCCTCCACCGGCGTCCTCGTCCTCTCGGGGGAGCAGACCGTGGACGGGATCGCCGTGGTCGACGGGGATCGTGTCCTCGTGAAAGACCAGGCAAGTGCGGTCGACAACGGCATCTACACGGTGAGCACCGGTGCCTGGTCCAGGGCCCCGGACTTCGATGGCAACCGAGACATTGTGCGCGGCACCATCGTCCGGGTGAACGAAGGCTCGACCACCACAGGCGTTTGGCTCGTATCGAGCGCCGACCCGATCCTGATCGGTACTTCGGCCATCACTTTCTCGCAGGATGTCGTGGCCGCCGCCAATATAGGGAACGACTCGGTTACTTACGCCAAGATCCAAAACATCTCTGCGACGGACAAGATGCTCGGCCGAGCAACGGCAGGGGCGGGAGACACCGAGGAAATCCCCGTTACAGCAGCGGGACGGGCGATACTTGATGACGCCGATGCGACCGCCCAGCGTGCTACTTTAGGCCTCGGCACTCTTGCCACGCAAAACGGGACCTTCAGCGGAACGAGCTCTGGCAATAACACCGGGGACCAATCCTCAGTGTCCGGCAACGCCGGGACCGCAAGCGCTCTTCAAACAGCGAGAACTATCAACGGCGTAAGCTTTGACGGCACCGCTAATATAGTACTCGCAGCCACGGGATCGAACGTCTTGAAGCTAGACGCGGCTGCCGTTGGGAACGTCAATGCAGGCCCCGATGATTTAATCACTTATTCCCTCCCGGCCGACACCCTGGACGCCAACGGCAAGGGCATCAGAGTGACCATGTGGGGAACAGGCGCGAACAACGTAAACGGCAAAGTCCTCGGGATTGCATGGGGGAGCACATCCCGTCCTTTGGCCCTCACAATCTCCGAGGCAGTATTCTGGAAAGCAGAAATAATTGTTGTTCGTACTGCCTCTGGTAATCAGGATGTCCGCATGACGTTCCAAGAGACGCTGGAAGCAACGGGCGGCGGCACCCTGAACACGGTGAAGGGATCATCGGCCCAATATACGGCCACCGAAGCAGACTCTGCACCTATCGTGATAAAAGCAGTCGCAGACTTGGTGACAGCGACCAACGATGTCGTTCAAGAAGGGCTACTCGTAGAGCAACTAATATGATTTCAGTACCGAGGTTTGCTGTTGCCCTAGCCTTTGCTACGGCATCATTTTGTGCCGGGGCGGAGGGGGACTGGACGCGCGAGGATACACGTCGTCAAACCACACTCACGGTGCTCTTCCTCGCCGATTGGGGACAGACAAGACACATCGTCAAACACCCGGAGCAGTTTCACGAAGTTAGTCCGGCATTGGGGGAACACCCATCAATGGGCCGCGTGAACAAGTACATGGCCGCACACACAGTAGGCCATGCTGCCGTGAGCTACCTGCTCCCGCCGCCATGGAGAAAAGGCTGGCAGTACGTGTGGATAGGGCTCGAGGCTAATCAAGTGCGCCGCAATGCCTCTGCAGGAATAAAAATCGATTTCTAAAATGGACCCGATCACCACCGATGATCTGCGCGCAGTCGCCCCGAAGACGAACCACCTGCGCCTGGAGGCCTTCCTCGGCCCCTTGAACACGACCATGGAGGAGTTCGACATCGACACCCCCGGGCGCCAGGCGGCCTTCCTCGCCCAGCTCGGCCACGAGTCAAACGGGTTTCTGTGGGTGCGCGAGATCTGGGGCCCCACGCCCGCCCAGCGCGCCTACGAGCCGCCATCCCGCAAGGCTGCGGTCCTGGGCAACCTCTACGAGGGCGACGGCTTCCGCTACCGCGGGCGGGGCCTGATCCAGATCACCGGCCGGGGCAACTACGCCGCCTGCGGCCAGGCGCTCAACGTCCCGCTGGAAGACGAGCCAGAACTCCTCGAGGAGCCCGCGCTCGCCACGCGCTCCGCCGGCTGGTTCTGGTCGGTAGGCGCGGGCCTGCGGCTCTCCCAAGCAGCCAAGGACTACGGCGTCCCGGTCGGGGTGAACTTAAACGATCTCGCCGACCTCGGGGAATTCAAGGCGATCACCTATGCGATCAACGGAGGCTTGAACGGCGAGGACGACCGCATCGCTCGATGGGAAGCCGCCAAAGAGGAGCTCGCGTGAACTTAGCCCAAGTGATCAACCCCGCTACCGGCCACGTGGATCCCGTGCGCGTGCGGTTCATCCAGGCGACCGAGCTCGATTGCGGCTGCACGCTCCAGGAGCTGCTCTCGATCCGCCGGGCCGACGTGCGCGTGCACATCCGCGCTCTCCCGCCAGGGCAAGGCAGACGCCAGGAAGGGGAAGAACGCGGAGCATGAACGGTTTCCCGGTGCAGATCTGGCTCTGGGTCCTCGCCGCAGTCGGAGCGGTATTCTCGGCGCTCGCCGCTTTCATAGGATTCATCCTCACGCTCCTCGTGAAGGAGCACATCAAACGTGATGAGGAAGCCCAACGCCGGATCGAGCAGGTCCAAGCCGAGCTCAAGACATACGTGGTAAAAACACTCGAAGGCTTCGAGACCAGGTTACACAGTTACGGGAACAAGGTGAACGAGATCGTCACGCGCCTGCGATGGGAGCAGGAGAACAAGGAGCACAAATGACGCACGAGGCCAACCACACCGTAACCGAGGAAGCCGTCGAGGAGGTCGCCGGATTCGCAACCGACGCCGCAGCCCAGGTGTTCACCTGGTGGGAGTGGGCGACGAAGACCCTCGCCTACATCCAGAGCACCTTCGTCTCGATCGTGTTCTTTTTCCTTTTCGCCGCGCTCATCATTTGGCTTTGGCGCCTGAACGTGGGCAACAGTGAGTACGAGAACTTCCGCATCGCCGACATGGTGCGCAGGAAAGATGGCTCGATCGACCGCAAGGCCATGGAGCGCGCGATGCTCTTCCTCGCCACCCTGTACGGCTTCCTCTACGTCGTGCACAAGCACTCCGACCTGATCGTCGGCTACCTCTGGGCGATGGCCACCGTGTGGCTCGGCTACCAGGTAGCCGACAATAAGCTCGCGAACAAAGGCAAACCCCCAGAACTGCCAAGTCCAGAGCAAGTTTCCTCGACCGAGGGCACGCAACCAAACGCCCCTACCGGAGCACCAGCGTCATGACCCAAGCCCTCGCGATCGCCCTCGCCCTGGTCCTCGCCGGCAGCGGCACGGCCATCTGGTACCTCGACGGCAAGCTCACCACCGCCAACGCGCGCGCGAGCGCCGCGGAATCCTCGCGCGCGAAAGAGGAGCAGAGCCGCAAGGGCTTCGAGGCTGCCGCGATCACCTGCGGGGAGTCGGTCGCCAAACTGAAGGCCACCGCCGACTCGATCGTGCGCGGCTACCAGAACCGCCTGAAAGCCTCCCTCGCGCAGACCGCGAGCGCCGAGGCCCTCGTGGCCACCATCCTCTCCAAGGATCGCCCCGTGGGCCTCGATGAATGCGCCGCCACCAAAAAGGAGCTCGACGATGAGATCGAACGTCGCCACCCCCCTCGCCCTTAGCGCCTGGCTCCTCATGGGAGCGATGTGCGAGAACCGCCCGGATCCGCCCTCGGCAGTCGAGGTCCGGGTGGCGGTCCCCGTGCCCTGCCGGGTGCCCGAGCCGCAATGTCACACCCCAGCCTACAATGCCGCAACCAAGGAGCTGGCCGCCGACAGGAAAGCAAGACTGCTCAGAGCCGAGGTGATCGGCTACGAAGACTGCCTGCGCCGCTACCGCGAGGCTCTCGCGGCATGCCGGGCAGAACCTAAAGGAGACACCCCATGATGAGCATCCTCGAGAACGCGATCACAACCCTGCTGATGAACTGGGTCCTGGCAAGCTGGCTCTCCCTCCTCGGGGCGCTGTGGCGCTGGACGCTCGAGTACCCGATCGCCGGGATCCTCTTCTGGCTGTGGGTCTTTTTCATCGCGTTCGCCGCGTACTCCACCTTCGACCGGATGCGCAGGGCAGGCACGCTGCAGTGGTTCCACTGGGCGATGTTCGCCCCGGCCGCACCGGCCTACGCCCTGGACATCTTTCTGAACACCACCCTGGGATCGATCGCTTTCCGCGAGGTACCCTGGGCCGAGGACTGGAAATTCTGGTCACCCTCCTGGACCTTCACCGCGCGCGTGAAACGCCACGTCGATAGCCCAGGTGAGCGCGGCCGTCAGGCACGCTGGTGGAAGGACGTGCTCAACGCGATGATCCAGGACCACGTTTGACAGAGCGCCCCTGAGCCACGCGCGGCCACACAGAATAGGGCATCGAGGGCGGCAGGCATGGATCGATCAGATTCAGGATATTGGGCGGGTTCCACCCCACCCGATTAAAGCCGAGCCATGCAAGATCGCCCGCCTGGAAACGCACAAGAAAGACCCACCCCACCCGCCCGCCGCGCACCGCGCGAGCCATGCAGAGCGCCTTAAACCGGCGGTTGAACCCAGCCCGCAGGAACATCGTAGTCGAACTCGACACGAGTCACGGTTGCTACTTCGTCGCACCGGTGACTCGCGCAGAACCGCTTCACGAACTCCGAGGGCGTGATCTCCCAGAATCCCTCGAGCGCGCATTCCTCCAGGCCGTAGACCTCATCTTTCAACATCCTGTTCAAAGGCTCCCTCCGGACGGAGAGCACCCTGATAGGTCGGATCGGGACGACGCGCTCGCCGAGGCGTAGACCCTGCCCTTTCTCGATCGCCAGGAGCCGCTCCCCAGCGGTTAGACGCAACCATCCTATCCTGCGCGTCACGGTTTTCCTGCCAGTCCGTACCTGCTCAGTCGTGAGCATAAAGGACATGTGCCTCACGCCCACCACCCGAGCGACACCCCGAGGTTGATCACCGCACCGCACAGAAAAAGCGTGGTGCCGAGGACGAAGCACAGATTCGCGAGGACACTCACACAACCTCACCGGGTTGGCAGATCGCGTAGACCGGAAACTCTACGATCAGGAGCTGCGCCTCGCACGCCTCGAACGTCGCGAAGCTGCTCACCATCTGGCAGGCCTGGAAGGAACACACGAGCAGGATCCACATCACGCCGGGAACTCCTGCACGTGCCGCGGTTTGTCCGGGACGAAGCGGCCGAGCGCGTCACGTTCGCTGGCGTTCGCGTGTTCCCGCGCATGGTCGGTCTTGAGCTTGACCTCCAGGTTATCCGGGCGGTTGTCGGCGCGCTTTCCGTTCCTGTGGTGAACATCCTCGTCGTCACGTAGGCGGCGCCCGAGCATTTCCTCTGCGACGAGTTGGTGCTCGAACGCATAGCCGTGCGCTTGGCGCAGGTGGTGGCCTTCCGGAACAGCAATGCCGATATAACCGTCAGGATGGTGCCAGCGACCGCCGTTCCAGCGCGCGTTCTTCTCGCCCTTGGCGTGGTTGCCGTGCCGCCCGCGCATGTCCTGGCCAGCAGCGCCAGGACCGTACTTCTTCACCTTCTGGCGCTCCAGATACCGCTGCTTGCGGGCCTTGATTTTTGCGGGATCACGCATCGGGAAACTCTTGGGCTCGGAGTTCATCCGGCCATTCAGAAGGATCTGCACCGGCCCTATCCTTGAACGGATGTGGCACGCCTTCCCGGTTCGTCGCGTTGCTGCCGGCTTGTTTGAAAAACACAGGCACCGAAGCCGCGCGGCATTGGCGAATCGTGTCTTTACCCCATCCCAACACGAACGGCCGCGCCTTCCCTGCGCCCTGGGTGCTCTCGCCGCCGACGATGATCCAGTCGAGCTTGCGATCTGTGAGTAGGGGCTTTCGGTATCCGTGCTTGTCGCAGCCGCCGCTCATGGCGATCAACCAATCGATTGGACCCAAAGCAGGTTCATACGAAACTCCGTTCTTGCACGGCAGCGCGAGCAGCTTCGGGATGTCACGGTCGGCCTCCTCCTGGTCGCAGACGGTGATGAGCAGGCGGACGTTCTGCGGGAAACCGTAGTGTCCGAACCACGAATCTTTCACCATGCGCTCCACATTCCCGATGCGCTTAGTGACGAGCAGCCACGATAGATTCGGCGTGCGCTCGATCAGGTGGTAAAGGTCTAAACGCCAACCCTCCGGCACTTCGTTATCGAACACATCGGCGAGCGAAGCGCAGAAGACGCGCCAGGGCTTGTCGCCGGCCGCGGCCTTCTTCTCCCACGCGAGCGGTTGCTTCCAAGCGTGCTCGCTCGTGCGGTAGCGCGACACGCCAGCACCCCAATGCACGACCCCGCCCCACTTGTGGCGAGCATCCAGCGTCTCGGCGTAGCAGTGGTCGCACCCAGGTCCGACCTTCGTGCAGCCGATCCACGGGTTGAACGTCGAGCGTGTCCAGGCGATGCCGGTCGTCTCAGCCATCGGAGTCATTGAGCACGAGCGCCAGGGCAGCGATCGCGACGAGCACGACCCCGAGCACAATCGATCTGCCGTTGAGCGCGACGAACACCCCGGCCACGCCCCACAGGTGCCACATCCAGCGCGGAGTAGGATCCTTCACGGGATTCCGAGCTCGGCGCGCGCTTGATCGTAGGCGACCTGGACCTCGTTGAAACGCTCCGACGTCCCACCCTTGTCAGGGTGATGCTTGGAACGCAGCCGCTTGTAGGCCGACTCGAGGCTCGATCCCTGCCCGTCGGTCACGCCCAGCACCTCGCGCCAGTGGCGTCTGGAGGCCGCCGGCAGCGCCACAAACCCGGTGAACGCCGCCTTGATCATGTTCTTCGCGCCCCAGCGCTCAATGCCGCGCATCGCCTCGATCGTCTTCGCGATGGAGTGCAGGTTATCCTCTACCTTGGTCCAGCGATCGCAGGGCATCGCCGCGCGCAAACCCCCGAACTCGAAGGGACTTATATACTTAACTCCCACAGGCCAGCTCCATGCCGGTCTGCCGGGTTCGGTCGGCGCACAGATTCGCGTATTCGCCGTTCAGTTCGATCAACAGCCACTTCCTGCCTAGCGCCTCGCTCACTTGCCCTGTAGTGCCGCTGCCCCCAAACGGGTCAAGCACGATGTCGCCGGGCTTGCTGCCTGCCAAGATGCAGGGCTCGATCAGCGCGGGCGGGAAGGTGGCGAAGTGGGCTCCCTTGAACGGCTGGGTGGTGACGGTCCAGACGCTGCGCTTGTTGCGCTCCGAGCCTTCCCACGGGACCGACCCTGCAACGGCTCCATTCGTCTCGCCGTTCGTGTCCACGGGCACCCCGCGCGCGCGCGCCGGTTTCCGTTCCTTGTTCCCGCTGCGCGACACGGCTTTCATGTTGCCGTTGGTCTTGCCAGGAACGCGGTCAGAGCCCTCTTGCTCGCCTAGCGTGGGTTGAGACAGCCGCGCCACGCTGGCAGCCGCTACGGGCTCAAGGATGGCGTCCTGATCGAAGTAATACCGCTCCGACTTCGCCAGCAGGAACAGGTACTCGTGCGACTTCGTGCAGCGGTCGCGCACGCTCTCCGGCATCGGGTTCGGCTTCGCCCAGATGATGTCCTGCCGGAGATACCAGCCGTCCGCTTGCAGGGCGAAGGCCACGCGCCACGGGATGCCAACAAGGTTCTTCGCAGGCAGATCGCAAGGCGGTGCGCCGTCGCGGTTCCTTGGGCTTTCTCCGGTCACAATGCCGTCAGCGCGTCCAGAGCCCTTGCGTGTCGGGCGGCGCAGTCCTTCGCCTACTTCGGCCTGTCCGATCCCTTCGCTTCTCTTGCCGGGCGTGGCACCGCCGCTACTGGCGTAGCTGTCGCCAAGGTTCAGCCACAGCGTCCCGTCATCGCGCAGCACGCGGCGCACTTCCCGGAACACGGTAACCATTTCGGCGACGTACTCGGCTGGCGTCGATTCAAGCCCGATCTGCCCGGCGTGCCCGTAGTCGCGCAGTCCCCAGTAGGGCGGCGACGTGACGCACGTTTGCACGCTCCCGGCTTCCAATGTCGGCAGCACAGCGCGGCAGTCGCCGATGATGACTCGGCTACTCATAACCCACTGATTCCGCTGTGGGAGTCAAGTATATAATTCCCAACTCGAAATAGGCACACACCCCGGAATCCTCCGGAGCAGGCCCGAGGGTATAGTTGCTCGAGATGACGAGGGACTTCGCCCCGAGCCGCCGCACCTCCTCGTGGAGAAAGCCAAGCGCCTTCGACACACTGGTGTCAAAGCGCGAGCGCTCCCGCTTATCCGAGGGCGTGCGCGGCCAGCCGGGCGGCCACTGCAGGGGATAGGCGGTAGTCATACGAACATCACCGCTCGCCGGCTGGGGCGACGCGCTCGAGCTGCAGCGTCAAGAGCACCGCTCGCATCCGCGACATCTCGATATCCGCCGTCACCTGCAGGAGCTTATGATCGGCGACCCAACGCGGGTACACCCGCTCGCGAAACCGCAGCTCGCGCTCCACGCAGGCGATCTGATCCTCGATCGAGACCGCCGCTACTTCTTGGGAAAGGGCCACGCCGCCTCCGGATCCAGGACGACGCGGGTCAGCTTGCCAAAGGGCGCTGGGAGTCCTCCGCAGGCTCAAGGGTCAGCAGGCAGTGCTTCTCCTGCAGGAGTCCGGAGAGCTTCCCGGATTGCCCCTCATCCGGGTACACCTGCGCCTGGAAGCCGACGATGACCGTCCCGCCCTCCTTCAGGTTGAAGGAGAACTTGTGGATCTTCGCCTCAGCGAAGGTCACGTGGGCCTTTTTGCCCTTGAAGAACACGAGCTCCGCACGCTCCAGGCTGCCCGCGAACTTGAAGTCGCTCCCGAGCTCGGGGACGCGAAGCGCGGTAAGGTGCTCCAGGTCATCGGTGAGCTCACCCTGGGCGCTCTCCGGGCGCTTGTAGAGCTGCGAGCGCAGATCCGGGTGGAACTCCGCGAGCACCGCGTTCGAGGTCTCGTACTTGAAATCCAAATCGCACGCCAGGACTTCCTCCTCGCCGTGCTTCTCCAGCCGCTCGTTCTTGTGAACCAGGAGCACCTTCGCCCCGTCGAGTTCAAACTGCATGTGGATAACTCCTTCTACCAGGGAACGTCGTCTTTCATTTCGGAGAAAGGCAAGCCGCCGCGCTCGCGCGCGATCTTCTCGATCGTCCGGTCGAGCACCTGCTTCGGACCCGGCTCGACCACCGCCTGCCGCCCGGATCCCGCCGGCAGGTCCCCGACTGCCCCGAGCTTGGGTCTCAGGGCTGCTTTGCGGGCATCCTTGGCGGTGACCAGGCTCTCGAGCATGGGGCTGATGGCCTCCACCGCCACGGCAGGCGGGAACGCCCTCAGATCGCGCTGGGCGCTCTCGAAGGCGACCGCGAGGTCAGGCAACGTCTGCGCCCGCTCGAAGGCGCGCAGGCCCGCTGCGTGCACAGCCTGAGCCCTTTCCAGCGGCGACCCCGAAACGGGCTCGGCCGGCGCGGGCGCTCCCTCCAGGAGCCAGGCGGCGAGGCGCCGCCCGTGCTCCCGGGTGAGCACCTTCGGGACCCAGTCGGCGAACACCGGGCACCGGTTCTTGAGCACCCGTGCCTGGTGGGTGTCGGTATCCAGGTCCACCATGGTGGTGAACTCGTACTCGATCCCCGGGCGCTGGATGGGGGCCATGCCGATTCGCCGCGGCGCCTTGACCGTGCGCACTCCGCCCGAGCTTGTGCGCTTTTCCTGGTCCTCCAGGACCCAGGCGGTCTTCGAGCGCATGGTCGCGATGATGTGACAGGGCGAGCGCAGCATCGCGTCGACGAATTCATTCTGCGCGGGCTTGACCGTCGTCCCGAAGGCGGAGAACTTCTGACCGGCTTCAAAGGAATCGAGGAGCGCGAGCACCCCGCCCGCACCCTCCCAGGCGTGCGAGATCCCATCGAGGATGATGACCGCGCACCCCGCGCGCTCAAGGAGCGCCAGAGCCTGGACGTAGCGGGCGACCGTGTACGGGGGCCCGAGGTCCACCGTGTCGTAGGGACCCAGGTGGGCGTAGAGCTGCGCGGATTTGCGCTCGGTGTCCACCACCCCGACCTTGCCCTCGAGGGTGCCCGCGAGCACGCCGCGGGTGAGGAGCTCCTCTACGATCCCGAAGGCGAGCTCAATGGAGGTCCAGGTCTTCCCGCCGTTGGAAGCGGCGGACACCGCCAGGCGCAGCCGCGCCTGGCGGCGCTCCGCGCGCTGGATCCGCAGGTGCTCTTCAGCCATGGGCGGACACCGCCCTCGCCGCGGGGCCGATCGGGACCGAGGGCGCGGCGCGGAGCGCATCGGAGAGCCTGCAGCGCACCAGGCCATCCTTGTCGGAGGCGAGCACCACGAGCGCCCCGTGGGCGACCAGGGACTTGATCGTGTGCCCCTGCGCGTACCAGGCCGGAAAGGCGGGCTGCCCGACCCCCGTCCAGTAGTTGTTCCAGTACCGCGCGCCGAGGTTCCCGCGCCGGCGCTCGATCACCCCGCCTTCCTCGCGGAGCCGATAGAGGATCTTCCGCTGCGCGGGGGAGAAGATGCCCTTCATGGCTTCCCCTGCCGGTGGATTTCGAGCGCGTTGATCGGCGCCGACAATCGCTTCGCCAACGTGCGCAGATCGTGAGCATCGCGGCGTAGCCGATCGTGCTCGCGCTTGTCCTCGGCCCACTTCTTCTGGGAGGCGTTCCACAGGCCCCCGTGGGAGTCGTAGAGCGCCTGCGCTCGAGCGTCGAACTCGCGCGCGGCGCGCATGAGCAGGGCCTTATCGGTGAGGGTGAACTCGGTGGTCATCTTGCGGCCTCCTTCTACATGGTGGTGGCAAAGGTGGAACTGCGCGGCTTGGTCGGATCGATGAACTGGTAGCAGCCGGCCTTGAGCGAGTCGCGCAAGCGCTCGACGTCGTCCCGGACCCCGGCGACGTAGCTCTTGAGCGAATCCTCCCGCTCGGCGAAGCGCGGCTCGGCGGTCCAGTCCCCGATGAGGAACCCGGTCGTGGTACAAAAGACGGCAACAAACACGAGGGCGAACGGTACGGGCTTGCGGTGTTCGGAAACGAATACGCGTGCGATCGCTTGCATGGCGCCTCCTTTTTCCACTACCACGGCACTGCCACTCCAAGAGCAACCCCAGCGAGCATCAGGATCAGCAACTCGCTGGGGGAAAAGTCGCGATAGAAGTTCATGCCGCCACCAATTGGTAGGGGCCGATGCGCTCGCGGAAGTGTTCTTTCTGCCGAGCAGCGTCGAGCCACGCCCGTATGTCGGCGATCGACACCGTCCCGCCCTGCCGCGGCAGCCTTGCGATGAACTCGTCCTTGAAATCCTGGTGCAGCAGTCCCGCAGTGGCGCTGACTTTCTGCTTGTCGAAGATGGTCCAGCCCTCGGCACCGTCGGACCCAACCGGCACCAGAGCCGCGAGCACGTTCAGCGCAAGATCAGCAGGCCCAGAGCCACCATACCCGCACTCGAATCCAGTGGGGCTATGCCAGACGAACCGCTGTGCGACGTTGGTCGCGAGCCGCCCATCCGGACGCCGCCCACATACGAGGCCAACATCCTCGAGGGCGCCGACTAGCAGGACCGGCTGCTCGTTATCCGCCACCTGGGCAATCGCCTGCTGCGCGGCGCACACCGGACCCATGCCACGTTCGATCGATGCGGGATCCTTCAGACCGCGCCCGCAGCGCGTGCAGTTTGGGGCGCTCATGACGCCTCCCCGAGTTCGTGCAGGACGGCGCGAGATACGTTCATCGCCCCTGTAAATTTCCCCGCTAGGCGAATAGCTTTGACGGTTGCTTTCCCGTCATCCAACAGGAAAACCGGGACGTTCTCGCACAACCCCGTAAGAACACGGAGCGCTTTCACAGCCCGCTCTTGTTTGGTGAGCAACTGGGCGGCGTTGCCGAGTAGAACAGCTCTCGGCGAGTCATAGCCGAATTCGTGGGACAGCTTGTTAAGCTGTTTCCAGATCGGCAGCGCTGTAGCCGGTTTGTGGTTCGTGGTCATGATGCCACCTTCCAGCCGAGCCGCGAGGCCGTGCGAGGGTGACAGATTACGAATGGGAAGCGGCGCGCGCTCGGCACCCGGGCCACAACGCGCGGCACGCAGTAACCCCGCACGAACGAGCGTGCGGTGCGCAGTGATTCGAAACAGATGAAGCGGAAGTAGTGCTCGGGAAGTTTGCGGGTGGCCATCGGTATCTCCTGGTTCTACGCCTGGGGATCAGGCGCCACAGGAGAATGATAGGCATGCCGGAAAGCCGCTGTCAAGTTTTCTGTTGACAAGCGGGAATACCAGACGGTAGGATACCTGCCATGCTGAAGGAAACCGCACTGAAGCATTTCGGCGGAGCAGCGGAGATTGCGCGTGCAATCGGCCGGTCGCCACAAGCAATCAACGAATGGCCCGACATCGTGCCCGAGGGAATGGCCTATAAGCTGCAGGTGATCACCGGCGGCAAGCTGCAGGTCGACCCGAGCCTGTATCGCAAGGCGAAGTCAGGATGAAGACCACCTGCTCGAGCTGCGATGGGCCAAATAAGCGCCACCCCCAGCGCTACTGCCACGCCTGCCATCGGCGTGAGCAACGCGCGTACCGCAAACGCCTGGCTGCTGAACTACGCATGCTTCGCACCGAGTTCGGCAGGGTGATCCGCAACCGCTTTCCGATTGACCACGTGAAACCATGAGCGTCTACGTCACCGCCTACGTCTGGGAGCACTCGAGCCACGGCGACGCCGAGCTCCTGCTGCTCCTAGCGATCGCCGACATCGCCAATAAAGAGGGCGTGGCCTTCCCTTCGGTTTCGACCCTGGGCAGGTACATCAGAATGAGTGACCGCCACGTGTCCCGGCTGTTGCGCCGGCTCGAGGCATCCGGAGAGCTCGCGGTCAGGGTAAACGAGGGCCCAAAGGGCACCAATCTCTTCCAGATAAGAATGCGCCAAAACCTGCCCCTTTTCTCCCCAGACAAGTTATCCACAGAGGGGGGTGACAAGTTGTCACCTGACAAATCGGGGGGTGACACCGGAGGCCAAAAAGTGGTGACAGAATCGACAAAAAGTAGTGACACAGCTATGTCCCCCGAACCAAGTACTAACCAAACGCTTTACCCGGAACACCCTGTGGATAAGTCGGAGTCAAGACCACTCAGAAGCCTGGCCGTCCAGGAGTTCCACGCCCAGAAGGCAAAGAAAGACGCAAAGCGTGCCCAGCAGGAAAAGACACCAGAACCGACCGACCGGGAGCAGACGGTATGAGCCTGCACGTGATCGGGATCGACCCCGGCCTGACCGGCGCCCTCGCCGTCGTCGGACCTGGCGGCCTTGAGCACGTCGAAGACATGCCGGTCATGCAGCGCGCGCTTGCCGCAGGCAAGGTGAAGAACCAGGTGAACGCCGCCGCCGTCACCCAACTCCTGAAAGGATGGACCCGTGGATACGACACCGTCGAAATCCTTGTGGTGCTGGAGCACCAGGCCCCTTTCCGCATTCCGGGCAATAAGCCACAGGGGAGCTCGAGTACTTTTAGCCTGGGGCATACCGCAGGGATACTTGAGGGCGTCGTTGTGGCGCTCGGCTTTCCTCTCCGGATGGTCACCCCCGTCACCTGGAAGAAGGCGCTCGGCCTCCCGGGCGGCGCGAAGAACAAGGGCGTGGTGCGGGCGCGCGCCCAGCGCCTCTACCCGCAGGCCCCGCTCACGCGCGTGATGGACCACAACCGCGCCGAGGCCATCATGATCGCCCGCTACGGGTATGAGCAGCACGCATAAAACCGACTAACCGAAGCAAAGGAGCCCACCATGAAACGAGCCACAACGACGTATCGGCAGGGCGACGTCGCCCTCGTACTTACCACCCTCGCCACCATCCCAGAGGGCGCAAAAGAAATCAAACCGGAAGCCCGAGGCATCGTCCTCGCCTACGGCGAGGTCACCGGACACGCTCACCGCATTGATGTCCCGAAGAAGGAGCAGCACAAGGTCCGCTACTGGGACGCCGGCGCCGAGCGCTACCTGCAGGTGCTCGAGCGAGTCACACTCAAACACGAGGAGCACGCCGCGATCGTCCTTGATAAGGGCATCTACCGCCAAGCCTTCCAGGTCGAGGACTTCGGTCCGGAGGTTCGCCGTGTCGCAGACTGAACTTCGGAAGCGCTACGACGCCGCGTGTGATTACCCGGGTGTGCTCGATGCTGTCCTCGTCGAGCAGCACCTGGGGACCTATCTTCGCGCGCTCAACATAAACCGGACGATCAAGCGGCTTCCGATCGACTGGGACCTGGAAACCGAGCCATCGCTCAAAAAATATGTTAACCAAGTGCTCGATGACATCGTGAAACCCTATCCATCAATCGCCGCCCTCGCCGCCCGCGACGCCCTCGCCGCCCTCGCCGCCCTCGCCGCGCGCGAGTTCGACGCCCTCGCCGCCCGCGACGCCCTCGCCGCCCGCGACGCCCGCGACGCCCTCGACGCCCGCGACGCCCGCGACGCCCTCGACGCCCGCGACGCCCTCGACGCCCTCGCCGCCCTCGCCGCCCGCGCCGCCCGCGACGCCCTCGCCGCCCGCGACGCCCGCGACGCCCGCGCCGCCCGCGACGCCCTCGCCGACGGCGACGTCCGCGCCGCATTTACTTCACTTCACCGCTTCGCGGCGTGGTGCATCCAGGCATACGGCTGGGGTTGGTGGAGATTCGACCTATCCTGGATCGTCACCACGGCATTCGGAACCCCCCCGCCGCAAGTCAGGGCTTGGGCCGACCCGCTACTCGAGGCCTTCCTTGCTGGCGCTTGGATATTGCACTGGACCGAGGACACCCTCTACTGGGTCGCGAAGCCTACGGTCCACGTCGAACAAACGCCGAACGGCCGAAGGCTGCACAACGACCGATCCGCAGCCCTGGAGTCCGACATCGAAAACCTCTACTTCTGGCACGGAGTTCTCGTGCCAGCCTTCGTGGTTGTCAAGCCGGAGTGGATCACGCTCAAGCATATGACAGACGAGAAGAACGCCGAGGTCCGCCGGATCATGATCGAGCGCTACGGCGAGGCCCGGTACATCCTCGACAGCGGTATGAAGCCCGTGGCAAGCGATCCTCTCTTCGGGGACCTCTACATGGAAAACCTGAACGTTGGCCGGCCGATCGCTAGGATCTGCGTCACCAACCGATCCCCGGAACCAGACGGCACTTTCCGGAAATACTGGCTGCCCATCAACCCAGAGCAGTACGCGGGCGAGGCTGGTCGCAATCCGCAAGCAGCAGTCGCCTCTACTTGGAGGACAACCCCAGGAGGGCGTAATCTCCTCTACAAAGACTGGCGGGATTACCGTCCGGTGATTGAAACGTGAGCACATGGCCACCGAGACCGCCGGGTCGCAGCCTGGTGCGCCTGGCGCTCCTCCCGGATATCATCCCGGACCTGCCAAACGACGACTACCCCGACCTTTCCAAAATGGAGATCTTCCGATGAGCGTGAAAGACCTACACGAGCAGCTGGCTGCCCGCGCGGCGCAACGTGCCGCAGCCAAGGCGAAAGAGGCCCCCGCGCCCCAGCGGTTAAACCTGCAGTCCGCGGTCTACGCCGACCAGAAGCTGGGCCAGGTCACGATGGCGTTCTCCGTCCCGATCACCAACATCAGCTGGACCCCAGAGATCGCGCTCGCGACCGCGACGAACATCATCAACTGCGCCCGCGCCCTTGGCATCAAGATCACCGGAGAGCTCAAATGGGAATCAACGGAAGCGAACCCCGCGACGACACCCCGCCCCCACTGATCGGCGCCGGAGGGAGCGGGCCGACGGAGGTCGGCGTGCTCTCGGAGCGCGGCAAGGTGATCCTGCGCTTCCCCGAGCCCAAGCTCTGGGTCGCCTTCGACCCGGTCGGTGCCCGGAACGTAGCCGACGCGATGACCGCCGAGGCCGACCGCGTCCAGCGCCTGATCACCAAGCCAGAGCGCATGGCCTACGCCGCCACCAGGATGCGCGACAAGCTGATCACCCGCGTGACCCTGATGCTTACCAGCATGGAGCGCGACCGCAAGAAACCCGCCTACCAGGCCGCCCACGTGGTCGACCAGGTGCTGCAGGCGGTGCAAGAGCTCGCCTCGAGATAGGGAGAAAGACGATGTTCGGAAGAAAGAAGAACCCCGCCCTGAAGGTCGCCATCATCGGCGGCGCCGCGAAGGAGCAGTACTTCACCGGCCGCCACGAGAGCCCGGGATGGGAGATCTGGGGCCTGAACGCCATCCGCCCAGACGCGCGCCAGCCGCCCTGGAAGCCCATCCGCTGGGCGAGGATGTTCAACCTGCACCGCTTCGCGCACCTGAACCGAGACTGCTACGAATACATCGTCTGGGACACCGCCTTCTCCAAGGCGAACCCCAAGATCCCGGTGTACGTGGTCGACACCTGGCACGGGCTCCTCGAGAACGAGGTCCTATTCCCGGTGAATGACCTCCTCCGCCTCACCCCACGCGGAGGCCGCTACCACGCCGGCAGTTTCGACATGCTGGTCGCATACGCAATCCTGGAGGGCGCGGCAGAGATCGCCTTACACGGGATCGGCCTTGCCCTGGACAGCTGGCGCGCCGAGCCCATCAGCGCCAGGGCGTGCCTCGAGTACTGGTGCGGCGTGGCCGAGGGCCGCGGAATCCGAGTGACAACCACCGAAGACTGTGACATCTTTCACCAGTACCACCTGCTGAAAAGCAACACGGTCTATGGCTTCGACGACGTCAAGCTGATAGAGGACCACCATGAAAATCGCAATCATCCCCGCCCGGGGCGGTAGCAAGCGCATCCCCGGCAAGAACATCCAGCCCTTCCACGGTCGGCCGATCATCGCCTACTCGATCGAGGCGGCGAAAGCGAGCGCCCTGTTCGATCTCATCCTCGTCTCGACAGACTCCGATGAGATCGCCGAGGTCGCGGCGCGCTACGGCGCCTCGGTCCACCGTCGGCCCGCGGAGCTCGCCGATGACCACACCGGCACCCAGGCGGTGATGCGGGAGGCGCTGCTCGCGATCCACAAGCCAGCCGGCCCGCACTTCGCCTACGACCTCGCCTGCTGCATCTACGCGACCGCCCCGATGATGACCCCCGCGGACCTGCAGGCAGGCTTCCGGGCGCTCACCCGCACCGACTGGGACCCGGTCTACGCCTTCTCCGTCACCACGTACGACGCCGAACTGCAGCGGGCCTTCGAGCTCGGCCCAGATGGGGCGGTCGTCACCGGCTCGCTTACCGAGGCCATCGCGAACGCAAGAAGCCAGGATCTCCCGACCTACTACCACGACGCCGGGCAGTGGTACTGGGGGAGAACGGCGTCGTTCGTGCGCGATGCGCCGATCTTCAGTCCCGCCTCGCTCGGCGTGCCGATCCCACGCTACCGCTGCCAGGACATCAACACCGTAAGCGATTGGGAGATGGCGGAACTGCTCTACGCTGCGATAAAGCTTAGGGATGGGGAAAATGGGTGAACTGTACCGCCTAGACTTTGCATCGGGAAAGTCATATATCGGCGCGACTGTCGGGACAGCGCTTCAACGGTTTCGTCGTCACCACAAGGCCAGCGACGCAAGCACGAAAGGGGCCGTCTATATGGCTTGGCGAAAGTACGGGGTGCCGCGCCTTACGGTGCTTGCCGTCGTACAGCCAGTCGATCTCGATGAGACAGAAACGCGCGCCATCGCTGTGTTTTGCACACTAGACCCACGTGGCTACAACATAAGCCCAGGAGGAAAGAAGCCAGTACCATTCTTGCCGACAGTCGCGGCGAAGATATCGGAATCCCTACGCGGTCGACGGCTGTCTGATGTGCACAGAGAACGGATCAAATTGGCTCTCAAGCGTCGGGTCGTCACGCCTGAATCTCGTGAGCGGATGTCCAAGGCCCAGAAAGGGCGCACCTTCTCCGTGGAGGCCCGGAAGCGCATGGCCGCAGCTAAACTTGGTACTAGGCTCCCAGCCTCAGCAAGAGCGAAGATGTCCGTCTCGCAACAGGCGCGGCGGCGTTCTGAGAAAGGAATGCGATGATCCCCCAGGAGGAGTTCTGGGCGGGGGAGTTCGGGAACGCCTACACCGCGCGCAACCGGGTGGACTGGCGCGCGCGCATCCCGTTCTGGACCGACATCATGCGCTTCACCGAAGCCCGGAGCGTCTACGAGGTCGGGTGCAACGCGGGCTGGAACCTCTCGGCGATCGCGGAGATTTCAAAGGCGATGCTCCACGGGTGCGACATCAACCCGAGGGCGGCAGAGCAGGCGCGTGCCGCCGGCCTGGTCGGCGTTTCAACCGGCAGGCTTGATGAGCCCCCAGGGCGGTACGACCTCGTGTTCACCGCGGGCGTCCTCATCCACGTAGCCCCGGAGAACCTTCCCGCGTTTATGGGGGAGATCGTCGACGCGAGCTCACGATGGATCGTCGCGATCGAATACGCCTCCGATGTTGAGCAGATGATCGAGTACCGCGGCTACGAGAACCGCCTGTGGAAGCGCCCGTACGGCAAGCTGTATGAGGCGCTCGGGCTGACGATCCTGCACACCGGCGAGGCGAACGGCTTTGACCGCTGCACGTACTGGTTGATGGAGAAGCCATGATGGCAGGCAAACACGCCGCTGGTGAGTTCTGGCGCAGGGTGAGACTCTCGCACGGGATAAAGGAATTCCATCGGATTAGCCAATGAACCGCTGCCGCAATTGTGTGATACCTACGGCCCGCCCCGACACGCCATTCGAGGACGGGGTGTGCTCGGCCTGCCGCTCTTTCGCCAATAGGGGCCGCGTCGACTGGGCCGCGCGCGAGGAGGAGTTCCACACCCTGATGCGCGAGAAGCACAACCCAGCGAGCGGCTACGACTGCATCGTGGCGAGCTCAGGCGGCAAGGACAGCCACTGGCAGGTGCTGAAGGTGATCGAGCTTGGCTACCGGCCCCTGGTGGTAACTGCCTCCACGTGCATGCTGACGCCGATCGGGCGCTTCAACATCGACAACCTCGCCCGCTACGCCGACACGATCGAGGTCACCCCGAACCGGAAGGTGCGCTCGAAGCTAAACCGCCTGGGCCTGGAGCTCGTGGGCGATATCAGCTGGCCCGAGCACGCCACCATCTTCAACACCCCCTGGGCGGTGGCGCGAAACATGATTATTCCACTGGTTTTGTACGGCGAAAACCCGCAAGAAGCCTACGGAGGCCCCCAGGGCACGACCGACGCGCGCGCGATGACGCGGCGCTGGGTCACGGAGTTTGGCGGCTTTCTCGGCCTGCGAGCACAGGACCTGGTCGGACAACGAAGCCTCTCCGAGCGCGACCTGCAGCCTTACCGCCCCCTTGACGAGCGCTTTGTCGCCGCGGCGGGGATCGAGGCCCACTTCATGGGACAGTACTTCCGCTGGGACGCCGAGCGCAACGCCCGCGCCGCGGCCGACGCCGGCATGCGCCAGCACCTCCCAACCCCGGCGAACTGGTGGCCGGCGGAGAACCTTGACAACGCGATGACGGGCCTGCACGACCATGCGATGTACCGCAAGTACGGCTACGGGCGGGCCGCCGCGCAACTCTCAGTGGACATCCGCCACAATAAGCTCTCACGGGATGAGGCCATGCGGAACGTGCGCGAGATCGACGGGCTCTTCCCAGATGTCTATGCCGGCGTCCCGCTCGCCAGGGTGCTCGAGCAGATCCGGATGTCCGAGGGCGAACTGATGGATACCCTCGCCCGCTTCACGAACAAGGATCTTTTCGCACACCCCTACGACAAGCGCCCCATTTTGAAGGAGTTCGCGTGACGCGCGAGACCCGCCGGGAACTTGACCTGCGTGACGAGGCTCGCGAGGGCGACGCGAACAGGATCGTGAAGTACGCCAACATGCGGCTATTCCGCATTCGTAGAAGGTGGTGGCCATTTCACCAAGATTATTACGAAGCGCAGCACCATCCAAGCCTAGAGCGTGGGTGGGGAAAGCGCCCAGCCTGGGCGCTTTCGGACTGCATCCTGAAAGTGATCCAAGCGCAAGGCAGAGGCTGATGCTCTCCAAGCGCATCATCCCGACGATCCTGTGCCGAGGGCGGCAGATGGTGAAGGGCGCGCGCTTTGATTCCTGGAGAACGGTCGGCCTTGCCGCCCAAGCGGTGCGCATCCACCAGACGCGCGGCGTGGACGAGCTCATGCTGCTGGACGTCGCCGCCACCGCAGAAGGCCGTGGTCCGGACCTGGATCTGGTCGCCGAGCTCGCTGAAGTCTGTTTCATGCCGCTCGCTGTCGGCGGAGGAATCCGGTCAGTCGACGACGTGCGAGCGCTGCTCCGCGCCGGCGCCGACAAGGTGGTGATCGGTGCTGCAACTCTTCATGTCCCTAATCTTTTACGCGAGGCTGCGGATAGAGTCGGCAGCCAAGCGCTTGTCGCCGCCGCCGATGTGCGTGGTGGTTTTGTCGTGTTCAAGGGCGTCCCTGAATATGCGCGCCGCCGCAGGCCGGTCCGTTGGGCTATGTATTTGGAACAACACGGCGCAGGCGAAATTCTGCTGACATCGATCGACCGCGAGGGCACGATGGAAGGCTACGATTTGCCGATAATCCGAGCAGTGAGCAACTATGTAAGCATCCCGGTGATCGCTCACGGCGGCGCCGGCACGTACCAGCATCTGCTCGAGGCGATTGAGGCCGGCGCAGACGCAGTAGCCGCTGGCGCCATGTTCCAGTTCACCGATCAGACCCCGCTGGAAGCCGCACGTTATCTCGCCGAACACGGGATCGAGACCAGGCTCCCAGAACCCATGGAAATCACCGGCGATCTGAGCGACCCTCGCCTGAAGGAAATGGTCTGGGAGGAAGCCCAGAAGCATGGTGCCCCCCCGGTACCGAGGGAGGTCTTCGACATGCTGTGGGACCGGCGCGGAGAGGTATCCGAGGAGGAGATTCTCGGGCTCATCGGGCGACACCAATGATGCACCACCCGGGCACGGCCAACGCGAAGGAGATCAACATGGGCGGCTTCACCCCGGACGGGAAAGTTATCCCCAGGCCATGCGGAGCCTGTGGACAACCCGCCTGCTACGGCCGCGGCGTCATCTGGGCCTGCAGCCCGTGCTGGCAGATAGCAGGCCCGTGGAAAAGGAGCGCGAATTGCTGAGACTGACAGACGTCTACGACGTGGGTCCATCCTTAGCCGGGCGGATCCTTTACGAGCTGCTGCAGGAGCGCCCACCCGAGGCGAACATCTCACACCGGCAGATGCCAAGCTACGAGGCCCACAAGGCATTCGTCGCCTCCCGCCCCTACAAAGCCTGGTACCTGATCGAGGACAGGCCGGAAACATACGAAGCAGCCTTCTTCGAGCTTCAGAGACTGGAACGGGTCGGCTCGGTCGCGCTCACCCGCGCGAACGAGGTAGCGGTCGCGATCTTTGCCACCCACCAGCGCAAGGGCTACGCCTTCCGGGCGGTTACTCTCCTGCGAGAGAGGCACCCAGGACCGCTGCTCGCGAACGTAGCCCCAGGGAACACCCGCTCGCACGCGCTCTTTTTGAAGCTGGGAGCTCGCGTTATTCAGCACACCTACCAGCTGCCACCAGGAGAAAGACCATGACGAAAGCGAAAGCAAAACCGAAAGCCACGCCGCCGCCCGTCGACGTCCTCGACGCCTTCGCAGCGGCCGACCCCAACAGGGTGCTGCAGCTCCTGCTCTGGAAGGCCCGCCATCAGAACCCCGAGATGACCGTGCTGATTCGAGAGGAGGACCTGAGTGCGTTTGACCAGTGCATGGCCTACCAGAAGGTGACCCCAGCGGCGATGGTCTACCGCCCGGAGGGCAGACCCGCCACCCCGGGCATCCCGGCCGTGGGGACCCGCCGCGCGGTACCGGCGAGCCCAGCCGAACCCTCGCGACCCTTCGTGATCGTGAGCCTCGTCGCGCAGGGCACCAAGCACGTCGTGAAGCCGATCGAGAACAACGAGCAGGACTTCCAGGCGGGTGAACTCGCGCGCACGATCCAGGTCGCCAAGCGCAACATCCCGACGCTCGCGGCCGAACTCAGGCGCACCGCCGCGAGTGGCGATTTCAGTACCGCGACCCTCGAGGACGCGGCCCGGACTCTTGAACTCCTGGGGCGGCAATGAGGATCGAAAAGGAATACACCGAGGGGCCGAGCGTGTGCAATCTGCACGTGGCCAGTCATGGGGCGCGGGCCGTTCTTGCGAGAGAGAGCCGCGCGAAGGAAATTGCGGGTAACTCCCCTTGCTCTCGTGGCCGAGCCCCATTCAGCGTAGTGCCAGAGAAAACCGGCGCCCGGATACCCTGCCCGCTTATGGGTCCGGGTGCCGGCCTTTGGTCATGAAGCGCGCCTCGCGGTACCCGTTCATTGTCGCGGAGATGGGCGCGAATCACTGCCAGCACATGGAACGCGCCCTGGAGATCGTGCGCGCGGCCAAGCGCGCCGGCTGCGACGCTGTCAAACTGCAGACCTACGAGCCCACGAGCATGGTCCACCCGAGCGTGCAGCACACCCTCACAGAGGGACCATGGAAGGGGGAGAATCTCTGGGACCTGTACAACCGCTGCGCGCTTCCGTGGAGCTGGCATGAGCAGATCTTCAAGGAGGGCGAAAAGGTCGGCATCCCTGTGTTCAGCACCCCATTCGAACCCGCAGCCGTGGATTTCCTCGAGCGGCTGGGATGCCCGATCTACAAGATCGCCTCCTTTGAGATCCTCGACCTCGAACTGATCACCCGCGTCACCCTCACCGGTAAGCCGATCATCATCTCGACCGGCATGGCCACCCTTGCCGAGATCGACGATGCGGTCCAGGCCTATCGCCACGCCGGCGGAACGCAGGGCAACCTCACGCTGCTCAAGTGCTCGAGCGTCTACCCGGCCACAGCGGCCGAGGTGAATCTCGCCACGATGGCGAACATGCGCCAGCATTTCGACTGCAAAATTGGATACTCCGACCACACGCCCGGATCAGGCGCCGCTGTAGCCGCCGCGATCATGGGCGCCGACATGATCGAGAAGCACATGGGGGAGTTTACGACGCTCGGCCCGGACAAGAGCTTCTCGCTTGATCCCCTCGGCATGGAGACCCTGGTGCAAGCCGTGCACGATGCGATCGACGCTGTCGGATTCGAGAGCTACGGCCCGAGCGAAGCCGAACGCCCGATGCTCGCTCTGCGCCGCACCCTGCATGTGGCCTACGACATGGCCGAGGGCGACCCGCTGACCGAGCACAACGTCCGGGCGCTACGCCCGGGGGACGGCATGGAGCCGAAGAACAAGCCTCTGGTCATGGGGATGCGCGTATACCGGGCGGTGAGGGCTGGCGAACCGCTAACGTGGGAACTCGTGAGGAAAGGAAGGCCATGAGCGAGTTGACGAGACTAATAGAACAGATCGATGGTAGCGGCATTCTGTTTCTGCAATATGAAGACGGCCAATCAACCGAACTTGGCAGCGAGGATCAGCACGCAATTCTTGCAGCCCTTCGCGCCCTATCGGATCACGCAGAGGCGGGGCAGCCGGTTAAGGCTGATGCCGCTGAGTTTGAGCACACGGCCCCAGAAACGATTGGGACATGGCAGGAGCGTTGCGCTGCACTCTACCTAGTCATCGGCTGCATGGCAGATATGTTCGGCATCTTCGAGACGAGCGATGACGTATCCGATGCTTTGGATGTGGCGGCAGGCCGTGGCGACGTTGAGAAACTGCTCCCCTGGCCGAAAGTTGATCCACGTGTAGGAATCCAGAAACGAACGCGCTCTGCTCGTGTGCAAAAAGTTCTTGAGGCGCTGAACGAACACAGCACGATACGGGACATTTCTTACGCAACCGGAATCCCGGTTACTCCAGTGCGAAGCGCCCTCAAAGGTTTGGTACGAGATGGTCTAGTAACAATCACTCAACCGGACATCGGGGCTACCCCAGCCCGATACGGTGCCGCGCTCCCTCCCTCACCGAAGGAGAAATGAATGAGCACGAACGCTATGGGCTACTGCAAGGGTGAAATAGGCCACTGGAGCGGAAGCGCACTGTGGGTCTGCGAGGACTCCTCCTGTCCTATGCATTTTTCACATGCCCCTCGTGCAGGGGAACAGAATGGTGCAGCACCGCAGGTTAGCAGCGTACTTGCCGATAAAGCTGGTCCGGACCCGCTGATTCGGGACACTCGTTCGCAACGCGACGACGACACTGGGCCTGCGGCTGCTGCGCCCCCCGACGTGGGGGACCCCCGGTAGCGACGAGTGGTTCAGGGAGGCGGTTACGTGTCGGCTATAAAAAAGCAGGCCCACGGCGGCCAGCTGAAGATCGAGTACCGCTATGTCGGCAACCTGAAGCCCGACCCAAAGAACCCCAGGACTCACACCCCGGCGCAGATCGACAAGCTCGTCAAACTGATCCGCGCGCACGGGTGGACCAACCCGATCCTGGTCGACGGCAAGAACGGCATCCTGGCGGGCCACGGCAGGCTCCAGGCGGCGAAGCAACTCGGGATGCAGCGCGTACCCGTGATCGAGCTCACAGGCCTCTCGACGGCCCAGAAGCGCGCCTACCTGCTCGCCGACAACCGAGCAGCAGAAGACGCCGGATGGGACCAGGACCTGCTCGCCGCGGAGTTCTCGGCCCTGAAGGACATGGGGTTCGATCTCGAGCTGACCGGCTTTAACCTCCCCGAGATCGCCTTTGCCCTGGAACCCCGGACCCAGGACCCGGAGGAGCCCGCAACCCCAGCGCTGCAGCGAAAGGCGATCTCCCAGCCCGGGGACATCTGGCTGATGGGCGCGCACCGCCTGATCTACGGGGACGCAACCAAGAAGACCGTGCTCGAGGCACTGACGTTAGGACGTCGGGCGAACATGGTGTTCACCGACCCGCCCTACGGCGTCTCCTATGTCGCAAGGAGCGGGGACTTCGAGATGATACGGGGCGACGACCTGCGCCGCGGCCAACTCGCGGACCTCCTCCGGAAAGCCTTCGCCGCCGCGCTCCCGCACACCACCGATGACGCCGGCTGGTACGTGTGGCATGCGAGCGCAACGCGGGACGACTACAGCGCCGCCCTCCGCGACACCGGCTTAGTGGAGCTCTCCTACATCATCTGGGCGAAACCCCAGATCGTGCTGGGGTGGGCCGACTACCGATGGGCCCATGAGCCCTGCTTCTACGCTGCCAGGCAAGGCGTGCGCGCCGCCTGGCACGGAGGGAGGGATCAGTCCACCGTGTGGCGGGTAAGCGCCCATGGCCCCGCCGCAGGCCTTCGTACGACGATCGGCGCGGGAGTGACGATCACGACCAAGGAAGGCGAGATCCACGTAACCAGCACCCAGCCCAAAGGCCGCAAGATCCGGCACGTACACCTGGCCCCAGACCAAGCGCTTCTGCTCGAGGCCGGCGGCGGCGCCCAGGACCTGTGGGAGGTGAGCCGCGACAACGGCTACGGGAAGGACAATACCCTGCATCCCAACCAGAAACCTGTTGAGCTTGCGCGCCGCGCGATCGCCAACTCAAGCCTCGAGGGCGAGATCGTACTCGACATCTTCGCCGGCTCCGGGAGTACCCTGATGGCGGCCGAACAGCTCGGGCGCGCCTGCTACGCGATCGAGTTGGACCCCCTGTACGCCGACGTGATCGTGCGCCGCTGGCAGGACGCCACCAAGGGCACCGCCACCCATGCCAAGGAAAAAGCGAGCTTCGACGTCATCGCCAAGCGCCGCACCGCAAGCAAAGATAAACGGTAAGCGCCGCGCCGGGCGACCACCGGGCGGAGGCTTCAAGCCCTCCACCGAGCAGTCGAACATGGTGACCGCGATGGCGGGCCTGGGGATCCCCGAGGACAGACAGGTCCTCATCATCCTTAACCCCAAGACGCACCGGCCGATCTCCCCGGTCACGCTCCGAAAGTACTTCCGCCGCGAGCTCGACACCGGGATCCTGAAGGCGAACATCCAGGCGGGCGGCAACCTCCTGCGCCTCACCGCCACGAGCGCCGCGGCGGCGATCTTCTGGGCGAAGGTGCGTCTGGGGATGAAGGAAACCGCCGAGCTGCAGCTGCCCGGGGACGTTGTCGGTGAGGACGGCGAGGTCCAGGACGTGAAGGACATCGCGCGCCGCATCGCCTTCACGCTGGTGCTCGCCGGCCGGCAGTCCCACCCCAAGCCGAAGAAGACCGCGCTCGACTGATGGGTTTCCGAGCTTCGCGCCCGGCGCCACTTGTGCGGCGCTTGCGAAGCGCCTACACTCCCCGCGCATGAAGGTCCGCAAGAAACCCAGGATGAACCGCAAACGCCCCCCGGCGCCGCAGCACACCGCCATGCACTACTGAGGGAGCTCCGAGCATGAACCGATTCGGCACCCTTCACCCCACCGAGGGCAACCCGCTCGTCCCGGACCAGGTCACCACGTTCCTGATGACCGGAGGCTCCAGCGCCCAGGCCTCCGATTGGCTCTCCACAGGATCCACCGCGATGGCGAACGCGGGCGCAGCCGGCGCCCACATCGTGCGCTTGCGCGGGATGACCACCGCCGGCGGAACGTACCTCTTCAGCGCCAACATGAAGTCCACGAGCGCCGCGGTCCCCGCGAGCGGCACGAGCCACGCGAGCTCCGGAGTGAACATCCCGATCGGGCCGTACCCAGAGACCTTCCAGGTGCCCCTCGACTCGACCGGCTTCTCGTTTGCCGCCTTCACGAGCGGCTACGTGATCATGGAGCAATGGCGCAAGTAAACCGCGACGGCTCGTAAGAGCAGCCATCGCCCCCGCGGGCGAGCGCCCGCGAATCTCCGCAGCATCCCAGTAAAGGAGAGCACCACATGTCCTACAACAGCCAGATCCTGACAGGCATCTACGGGCGCCGCTTCGGCCTGATCCCGCTCTCAAGCGGCCAGCACGGCGCCGCCACCGCCGTGAGCAAGGGCGCGGACCTCCTCGCCGGCCCCGAAGGATTGCGAATGGGCGTGACCACCGGCGAGTCGACCGGCACCGACGTCCCGGCCTGGGGCGTGTCCATCCTGAATGGCACCTCCGCCGGCTCCTCGAGCGTATACATCATCGAGCCCCCGATCCCGGGCGTGCAAAAGACGATCGTGTTCTCCTCGGCGAACACCCCGCAGTACCTGAAGACGAAGAACGCAGAGACCTTCAGGACGAGCGCGGACAGCACCATCGCGACCGTGATCCGCTCGACCCTGACCGGGGCGGTGATCCAGCTGATCGGACTCACCACCGCGATGTGGGGCCTGTACCTGAACGGCAGCACAACCATCACGCCCGCCGCGACGACCTGATCCACCAACCGCGCGAGAACCGCGCAAGAGAAGAAAGAGAGGTTCCACCATGCAGCAACCCGCGCTGAAGCTCGGGCCCGATGGTTTCGACAAGATCGCGATCATCGGGTCCGCCCCGAGCTCGGTCCGCCTCGCCCCCTACACCGACCCGACCTGGGCGATCTGGGGCTGCTCACCCGGCGCGTACGGCGAGATCCCGCCAGGGCGCTCCGACGTCTTCTTCGAGATCCACCGCTGGGAGCCCGCCGCACCCGGGGACCCGCGCAACGCCGCCAACAAGCCCTGGTTCAGCCCCGAGTACGTGCGCTTCCTCGAGCTGCACGAAGGCCCGGTCTACATGTCCGAGCGAGTGCCGAGCGTCAAGAACTCCGTGGTCTACCCCTTCGCCGAGATGGAGGCGGAGTTCGGCCCTTACTTCTGGACCTCGAGCATGGCCTACATGCTCGCCCTCGCGATCAAGCTGCGCCCCAGGGCGATCGGCCTGTGGGGCGTCGACATGGCCGCGCACTCCGAGTACGCCTTCCAACGCCCCGGCTGCCAGAACTTCCTCGGCATCGCCGCGGCCCTGGGGATCAAGATCGTCCTCCCGCTGGAGTCCGACCTCCTGCAACCCCCGACCCCCTACGGAAAGATCGAGAACCACCCTCGGCACGTCAAGCTGCTCACCCGCAGAAACGAGCTCGCGAGCCGCTCGGCCATGCACCAGCAGCAGGTCGCCATGCACAACGAGCAGCTGCAGTTCTGCAAGGGCGCGATCGACAACCTCGACTACATCCTCAACACCTGGACCGCCGATCCCGACCCGGGACTTGAGATCACCGAGGCGATCGCACACTCGGCGATGGTCGCCGGCCGCGCCGTGGCGATCGAGGCGGCACTGCACCGCTTCGAGGAGTCGAGCATCCCGCCGGCGCTCGTGCTCGACCCGCCCGTGCAGCCGCCGCTTTCCGTGCCGATCGATCCACCGCCAGGACCAGGCCAGGGGCCCATCCCAACCGCGCCGCCCACGACGCATCCGTATCCAGACCCAGAGCTACCAGCTCAATCGTGGAAGACGCTCGAGCGGGCAACGGTCAAAGTGGATAAGAAAGGCCGCCTGCGCATACGCAAGCGCCGATAGATGGCCGTAAGCGCCCTCGATGAGCTGATCGAGCGGGTGGGCGTGATGACCCCAGCCCAGAGGGCGAAGATTGCAAAGGACCTACGCCGCGGCCCGACCCATGCCATGCGCTGGGTCCCCAACCCAGGCCCCCAGACCGAGGCCTACCTCACGGAGGCAGACGTCCTCCTCTACGGCGGCCAGGCGGGTGGCGGGAAAAGCCACCTCACCCTGGGGATCGGCATCAACGAGGCCCAGACCGGCATCATCTTCCGGCGCGAGCTCACGCAGACCGACGGCCTGGAGCGCGACGGCAAGCAGATCATCGGCGCCCGCGCGAGCTTCAACGGCACCGACCATGAGTGGACCTGGAAGAACGGCAAGACCCTGAAACTCGGGGGCATGCCGCAGGCCGACAGCTGGATCGGCCACGCCGGCCGCGAGCGCGACTTTATCGGCTTTGACGAGGGTGGTGAATTCCTCGAGGTCCAGGTCGCCTCGATCAAGGCGTGGCTGCGCGCGGAGCCCGGCCGGCGCACGCGGATCGTGATCGGCTCCAACCCCCCGCGCACAGCCGAGGGCCTGTGGCTCGTGGAGTGGTTCGCCCCGTGGCTCGATGACCACCACCCGCTCTTCCCCACCGAGCCGGGGAAGCTTCTGTGGGCCGTGTACGCAGGCCCAGCAGGCTCCGGGAAGACGATCTGGGTCGAAGGCCCAGGGGAATACAAGATCGACGGCGAGGCCTACACCGCGAAGTCCTACACGTTCATCCCAGCCAGCCTCGAGGACAACCCCTACCGGAACACCCCGGAGTACCGCGCCACGCTGCAGTCGCTGCCCGAGCCGCTGCGCTCCCAGCTCCTGTACGGCAACTGGAAGGTCGGCATGCACGACGCGGAGAACCTCGTCATCCCGACCGAATGGGTGCGCTTGGCCCAAGCGCGCTGGCAGCCCAAGCCCCCGAAGGACGTCCCGATGTGCGCGATCGGCGCGGACGCCTCCGGCGGCGGCCAGGACCCGATGGTGCAGGCGATCCGCTACGACGGCTGGTACGCGCCCCTCGTGAAGACGCCCGGGGACCAGATCCCCAAGGACAAACCCGGCGCCTACGCGGCCGCGCTCGTCGTCGCCAACCGACGCGACGACGCGATGGTGATCATCGACATGGGCGGCGGGTTCGGCGCCCCGATGTACGAGCACCTGATGAATAACCGCGTCGAGTGCACCGCCTACAAGGGCGCCGAGGCGACGACCAAGCGCACCGCCGACCGAAAGCTCTCTTTCACCAACGTCCGCAGCGCCGCGTACTGGGCGTTTCGCGAGGCGCTGGATCCAGGCCAACCCGGCGGGAGCCCGATCGCGCTGCCCCCGGACCCGCGGCTCCTCGCCGGCCTGTGCGCCCCGACCTTCGAAGTCACCCCACGCGGGATCCAAGTCGAGGCGAAGTCCAAACGCGAGTCCGGGAAGAAAGGCGTGGTCGAACGCCTGGGATTCTCACCAGATGAAGCCGACGCTGTTATCATGGCGTGGTGGGCAGGACCGAAAGAGATCACGGACGCCATGGCATGGGCCGCCCAGCGCGAAGCAAACGCGCGCCGCCGGCCCCTCGGAAGATTGCCACGGGCGGTGATGGGCGGCAGAACGCCGCTCACCGGAGCCAAGAGGTAATACCATGGCAGCCGTAACGCGCAAGCACTCCGACAACATCCGCAGACTAAGAGAGATCAGCCCGGTCACCGAGGACCTCTACCAGCTCCGCAGGAAAGGCAAGAAGTACCAAGACCCGATCGCCGCGACCATCGAGGGGAGCGCTGACATCGCCGGCCTGCCAAACCGCGGCGACCCAGAGTTCGACCCCGTTTTGCCTACGCCGATCCCGATGCCCGACCCCAGCCCCACCAGCCAGGCGAGCATCGCCGCTCGCCGGCGCTCGATCCAAGCGCAGGCCCTGCGCCGCGGCCGCATGTCGACCATCCTCTCGCAGGCGCAATCCGAACCGCTCGGCGCATGAAGGTCTATCAGCCCACCACCTGGGAGAAGTTCAGCCTCTGGGTCAACCTGGAGGAGGTCGAGCTCACCTTCGAGCTCGTCACGTACTACCTGCTCTGCGCGCTTTTTGGTTTGGTGACCGGGTACGCGATCGGCCTGCAGATAGTCGCCCCCCTCATCGGAGGGTGAACGATGGACGCGAAAAAACTCTACGACCTCGCCGAGCGCACCTTCACGAAGAAACAACCGCTCGTCTCCCTGCAGCAGGAGATCGCGATGAACTTCTATCCCGAGCGCGCCGACTTCACCTTCCAGCGCTCCCTGGGGACCGACTTCGCGGCGAACCTGATGACGAGCTACCCGCTCCTCGTGCGCCGGGAGTTGGGCGACCAGATCGGCCAGATGCTGCGCCCCACCGAGAAACCCTGGTTCCACATGACCACGATCGACGAGCGGCTGATGGACAACGAGGTCCGCCAATGGCTCGAATGGAAAACGACCGTGATGCGCCGCGCCATGTACGACCGGGTCGCGATGTTCAACAAGGCCGAAAAGCAGGGCGACCACGACTACGCCGCCTTCGGCCAGGACGTCATCTCCTGCCAGAACAACCGCTACGCGAACGGCCTGCAGTACAACTGCTGGCACCTCCGGGACCTCGCCTGGACCGAGAACGAGGACGGGGCGATCGCCACCGTCTTCCGGCGCTGGAAGCCCGGCGTGCGCGAACTGCGGCGCCTCTTCCCCAAGACCGTGGCCCTGAAGACCGCCGACGACGAAAAGGCCGACCCGTTCAAAGAGATCAACTGCATGCACATGGTGGTGGAGGCGGACCTCTACGACAAGAAGGTGACCACCCCGTACACCTCGGTCTACTACGACATCGACAATGAAACCGTGCTCGAGGCCGAGGGGAGCTGGGACCTGATTTACTCGATCGAGCGCTGGGTAACGGTATCGGGCTCGCAGTACGCCTTCTCCCCGGCCACCGTGGCCGCCCTCCCCGAGGCGCGTCTCCTGCAGGCAATGACCTACACCCTCCTCGAGGCGAGCGAAAAGGCGACCAACCCGCCCTGGGCCCTTGACCAGAACATCTTCCGCTCCGACGTCGCCATGTACGCGGGCGGCTTGACCTGGGCGGACTTCGACGGCGACTCCCGGATCCAGGACCACATGCAGGTCATGGTCCACGATAAAAGCGGCATCCCGCTCGGGGAAAAGCAGCAGGACCGCTGCCAGCGGATCATCGCCGACGCCTTCTACCTGAACGCGCTGCGCCCGTTCAACCCCTCGACCGACCCGCAGATGACAGCCTTCCAGGCCGGCCAGATCGTGCAGGACTACATCAGGAAGGCCCTGCCGCTCTTCGAGCCCATGGAAGCGGAGAGAAACGCCTCGATTTGCGAGATGACCTTCGGGCGCCTCCTGCGCGGTGGCGCGTTCGGACCCACGCTCGTGATGCCGCGCAAGCTCCGGATGGCGATCGAGAGCAAGCAGATCCAGTTCAAGTTCAAGTCGCCCCTGCACGACTCGATCGACCAGATGAAGTCCACGCTCTTCCTGCACATGAAGCAACTCACCGCCGAAGCCGTGGCCCTCGACCCAGCGGCGATCGACCTCCCCGACTCGATCACCGCGCTGCGCGATGCGCTGACCGGGATTGGCGTGCCGGCCGCGTGGACCCGCGGTGAGGCCGAGGTGCGCGCGCGCGCGCAAGCGAAGGCCGACGCCGAGCAGACCGCGCAGTTCCTCGCTGCCGCCCAGGGCGGGGCGGACGTCGCCAAGACCATCAGCGAGTCGCAGAAGAATACCGCAGGTATCCAACCGGCCATGGTTCAGTGAGCGAGCAGCCGATTAAATCGCGCAGCGCCAAGCCGCCGAGCGAACAGCCGCGCCCGCGCGCGGTGCCCGCAGAAAAGCCGCGCGAGGCTTGGCACCCAGCCCCATGGGAGAACCATGAAGCCACCGCGATCCAGGCGCTCTTTTCCGGGAACGCGAACCCCGACCAGCAGCGCACCGCCGTGAAGTGGATCCTCGACGGCGCCTGCAACCTCTACGACCTGTCCTTCCGGCCAGGCGAGGCAGGCCGACGCGACACCGACTTCGCCGAGGGGCGACGGTTCGTCGGCCAGCAGATGGTGAAACTGTCGAAGTTGAATGTAGAAGCCTTCAGAAAGAGGTAAGACGACCATGCCCGCACCCGCAGCCCCAGCCGCACCGCGACAACCCGCCGCACCCGCCGCCGCCCAACCGACGCCAGGAGCCCCCGCCAAGCCAGCAGCAGCACCTCCAGGCGCGCCAGCCGCCCAGCCTGGGGCACCAGGAGCACCCAAGCCGGCGGCCGCCCCCGCAGCCTCCGTCCTGGATCCAGCCGTCCCCGCCGAACCGGGCGCACCAGGGGCACCGCCCGCCGGCGCCGCTACATGGCCCGAGGACTGGCGCGAGCAGCTGGTCGGCAACGACGAGAAACTCCTGAAACGCCTCGGCCGGTACGCCTCCCCGAGGGACGTCGCCAACGCCCTCATCGCCGCGCAGAACCGCATCAGTTCGGGCGAACTGCGCCCAGCCCTGAAAGAGAACGCCACCGCCGAGGAACTAGCCGCCTACCGTGCCGAGTCCGGGATCCCGGCCGAGCCCGCAGGCTACCCCATGCCCGAGGGGGTGCTCTTCGGGGAAGACGACAAGCCGTTCGTCGAGAGCTTCCTCACGTCGATGCACGGCATCAACGCGCACCCGAGCTTCGTCACCGAGGCCCTGAAGTGGTACCACGCCGACCGCGAGGCGCAGATCGAGGCACTGGTGAAACAAGACGACGCGCACCGCATCGAAACCGTCGAGGCCATGGTCGCCCACTGGGGGAAAGACAACGAGCGCAACAAGAACATGGTGAACGCGCTCATCAACAGCGCCCCACCGGAGATCGCCGCCAAGCTCAAAGGCTCCCGCGGACCCGACGATCGCGCGCTGCTGAACGACTGGGGCATGCTCGAGTGGCTGCACAGCGTAGCCCACCAGATCAACCCGGCCTCCACCGTGGTGCCCGGCGCGACCGGGGACATCGGCATGGCGATCGGCGACGAGATCGCGAAGTGGGAAAGCCAGATGGGCGACAAGAACAGCGACTACCACGGTGGCAAGACCCACGACCCGGTCCTGCGCGAGAAGAACCAAGCCCGCTATCGCGAACTCATCACCGCGCGCGACCGCTTCGAAGTGCAGCAGAAGAAGTAGATGGGACTCCGAGCCCGGATCCTAGCGGCGGTCCGTCAACTCCCAGATGGTTGCGGACCGGCCACCAAGGCCTCGTTGCGAGGACTGTGCCGCGACGATAAGCAGCGCGCCGAGTTCCAGCGAGTATTCCGTGGACTTATCGCCTCGCGCGAACTGGTGATGCTCGGCAAGCGCAAGGCCGCGAGGTACGGGCTTTCGCGAAAGAGATAGAAAAGGCGGTGCTGCAGATGGCCGCCATCCGCGAGGAGCAGCTAGGGATCCTCCCCCCTTTGATCCATCTGCACACCGCCCTCTTGTGCGCGCCGAACGAGGCGCGTAGGATGCCACCCCAAGGTCCGGGACCCGCGACAGAAAGCGCGAACCGACCAAGTAAGCTACCAGGTAGCGAGGCCCCATAGGGTCGCGCGCCGGCTCCCGGGCAACCGGGACACCCCTGCGATCGCCACGATGGACACCCCGAGCGACGGTTCGTACAACCGCTTGTGAAAGGAGGCCATCGTGGCCAAGTTCTCTCGCATCAAGCTGTACGCGGCCCTGCTCTGGGTGCTGATCCTCGACGAGATCGACGCATGGTTCGTCAGGAACTTCACCTTCCAGCTCGACACCGCCTACCAGACCCAGTACCGACAGGAGTTCATCAAGGGGTTCGAAGCCGGAGCAACGCTCCTGCGACCCTGCGTGACCACCGAAGCGGTCATCAAGGGCAATACCGCCGTCTTCCTCGTCGCCGATTCAGGCGGGGCCACCGCGGTCACCCGAGGCGTGAACGGCTTGATCCCGGCGCGCGCGGATAACCTCACGCAGAACTCAGCGGTGCTGCAGGAATGGCACGACCTCGTGAGGAAGACCGGCTTCAACATCTTCGCCTCCCAGGGCGACCAGCGCCGGATCATGCAGGTCACCTCAATGGGCGTGATCAACCGCAAGATCGACGACTCCGTCATCCAGGAACTGAACACCGGAACGGTGACCGTCGGCGGCGCGGGCCAGGTCCCCAACGTGAGCATGTTCCAGAACGGTGCGGTGAAGCTGCAAAACGCATCCGTCCCCTGGGACTCGAATATCACGTTCCTGACGCAACCCTCGTTCCTCGCCTACCTCGAGCAAGCGCCCGAGTTCGCCAACGCCCAGTACGTGGACATCCGGCCCTTCGCCGGCAACACCCCGGACTGGCGTGACGCGCCCATGGCGTACCGCTGGAGGAACACCCTCATCGTCATGCACCCGAACCTGCCAGGCAAAGGGACCACGAGCGAGAAATCGTTCCTGTTTCACAAGTCGGCGATCGGGCACGCGGCGAACACCGGCGAAGTGGACACGGCACTCGGGTACAACGACGAGCAGAACTACAGCTACGCTCGGTGCTCGATCTTCATGGCGGCCAAGCTCCTGCAGAACGCAGGCGACGTCGTCTTCACCCACGACGGATCGGCCTACGCCTAACCCGATGGTCTGCTAGGGGGCAAAGCACCGCCCCCATCCGGACCCCAAGACAGGAGAGAAAGCCATGGCTTATCTCGGCACCACCCAAGCGTCGAGCGTCTCCAACCCCCCGGTCAGGATATGGGGCGGCATGGGCGCCGGCGCCGACGCACGCATCACCGGCGGCACCACCCTCTACATTTCCGGGGCAGGCGGCACCACCCCTGGAGGGCGAGGCTTCGGCCAGCAAGGCTGGATGTACCACACCACGGACATGACCTCCGCGGTGCTCGCCGCAAACTACTTCACCGATGCCAAAGCCCTCGGCATGCGGCCCGGTGATCTCGTCATCTTCGTGCAGCAGGGCTCGACCGTGAGCTCAAGCCAGATGCTACGCTTCAACGTGGTGTCGGTCGTGAGCTCAGACGGCGCGTCCTTCTCGACGGCGACGTTTATCTCCGGCACGTCGTAAGCCGGAGCGCAGGACCGCAGCACCCGGTCCCGAGGCCGAAAGGCCTCGGGCCTTTGCACGTTTGAGAGAAAGACCCTCAAGGAGAACACCCGATGGCCGCCAAACCCCCCACCCCCACCCAAGAACGCCCGGTCGACGTGCGCGTCCAAGTCGCACGCCAAAACGTCGTTCGGGCCGAAGAAGCTGCCGCAGCCACCACGGCGACTGCCGCTGCCCGCAAGCCCGACCCGCCCGTTCTATCGGCCGATCGCCTGCGCGGCGCCGAATTCGAGCGCATCGTGCACACCGCCAACCCGCCCGCCGGCCACACGCTCGAGCACATGCTCCAGCCCGCCTACTGGGCCCACGTCGCGCCGAAACTCGCCCCATGGAACAGAATCGAAGTCCGCGCCGAAGACGGCACGTACTTCGGCGAACTCCTGGTGCTCGCCTGCGATCGCACCTGGGCGCGCATGCACGTGCTGCGCTGGGATGATCTCACCACCCAGGACGTCTCCATGACCGAGGCGCTTGCCACCTCGGGCTACGAGATCAAGCACAACCCCAACATGCGCTGGCACGTGATCCGGAAGTCCGATCGGCAGGTGATGCACAAGGACGACCAGACCCTCGCCGACGCGCAAACCTGGCTAAGGGAGCACCAGAAGGTCGTGCCGGCGTAAGGCCGTGACGACCAGCAAACTCAGGATCTACAACGGCGCCCTCGCGATCATCGGGGAGCGGGCCCTGGGCTCCCTCACCGAGAACCGCGAGAGCCGACGCGCGCTCGATCTCATCTGGGACGACGGCGGCGTCGACGACTGCCTCGAGGCCGGGCAGTGGTACTTCGCGATGCGCGCCGGGCGCTTCACCTACGACCCGAGCATCACCCCGGACTGGGGCTATAAGCGCGTCTTCGAAAAACCCGAGGACCACATCCGCACCTGCGGGGTGTGCCAGGACGAGATGTTCAACACCCCGCTCCTCGAATACCGCGACGAGGCGGGATTCTGGTACGCGAACCTCGACACGATCTACGTGCGTCTCGTCTCGAACGGCGCCCAGTACGGCGGGGACCTGTCCCTGTGGCCTGGCACTTTCACGGAGTACGTCAAGGGCGAGTTTGCCTTCAAAGTCGCCCTGCCCATCACCCAGGACAAGAAGAAGGTCGCCCTCGCCGAGGCCTACCGCTCCCAGGCGCTCAGGAACGCCAAGAGCAAAGGCGCCATGGCCGACCCCACCACCTTCCCGGCCGAGGGCGCGTGGACCGCATCGCGCCGCGGCTCGCGCACCGGGGGCTGGCCCGACAGAGGCAACCGCGGCAGCCTGATCGGATAGGCGATGGCAGCGGAGAACGTCCCGCTTATCGCCTTCAACCGCGGCCTCGTCTCGGCGCTCGCGCTCGCGCGCGTCGACCTCAAGCGCACCGCGCTCTCAGCCCAGGTCTACCGCAACTGGATGGCGCGCGTGCTGGGCAGCATGATGTTGCGACCGGGCATGGGCTACCTCGGCAACAGCCGCAGCAACCTGCGGGCGTTCCACATCCCGTTCGTCTTCAACCTGCAGCAAAAGGCGGTGCTCGAACTCACCGACCAAGCCCTCCGTGTCTGGATCAGCGACGCGCTCCTTACCAGGGTCGCCGTCGCGAGCGCAGTTGCCAACGGCAACTTCGCCGCCGACGTCGCGAGTTGGACCGATGCCGACGAAGCCGGGGCCACCTCGATCTGGTCGGCGAGCTTCGGTGGCTCGCTCTCCCTCGCCGGCACCGGCACCAATGCCGCGATCAGGCGCCAGCAGGTAGCCGTGGCTGCCCCAGATCAAAACGTGGAACATGCCCTGCGCATCGTGATCGAGCAGGGCCCAGTAACTCTGCGGGTTGGATCGGCCTCTGGCCTGGACGACTACATCAGCCAAACGGTCCTGGACACCGGCACCCATTCACTCGCCCTCACCCCGACCGGTGCGTCGATCTGGATCGACTTTCTCACCCGACGCATTCCCCCAGCCTACGTGGGCTCATGCAACGTTGAGGCCGCCGGCGTCGTCGAGATCCCCACCCCATGGCTCGAGGCGGATCTGCGCTCGATCCGGTACGACACGAGCGGCGACATCACTTACGTCGCCAGCGCAAGCACCACGGTCACGGTCGGCTACCAGCAGCGGGCGATCGAACGCCGCGCCGCACGCTCGTGGTCGGTGGTGCTCTATGCCCCCGAGGACGGCCCGTTCAGGGTGGAGAACGTGCTGCCTATCACGATCACCCCATCGGCCCTCACCGGATCGATTACCCTGACTGCGTCCGTCCCGATTTTCAAATCGACGCACGTCGGAGCACTCTTCCGGGTTACATCGGTCGGGCAGACTGTGACCAAGGCCGGCGTCGCGTTAAACGACGCGACCGCCCCGATCAGAGTGACTGGGGTTGGCACCGACCGGGCGCTTATGATCGTCATCTCCGGATTTTTCGATGGCGTGCGCACGATCATCCTCGAGCGCTCCTTCGACCAAGCATCCTGGACCGCTGTCCCAACAGGGACCTGGATCGCGGCCGTGACGGCCCCCTTCACCGACGGCCTGGACAACCAGATCGTGTACTACCGGTTGCGGATTTCGGTGCTGGGCGGCGCCGGACAGACCGACATGCAACTCTCGATCGGGACTGGCAGCATCACCGGCATCGCCAGGGTCCGGGTATTCACGACCAATGTCCTCGTCACCGCCGACGTCCTCACCGACATGGGTGCCACGACGGCAAGCGAATTCTGGTCCGAAGGTTCGTGGTCGGATATCCGCGGCTATCCCACGAGCGTGGTATTCGACGACGGGCGCCTGTGGTGGTTTGGAAAGAGTTTCGAGTGGGGATCGGTCTCCGATGGCTTCTACAGTTTCGACGACCAGGTCGAGGGCGACTCCGCGCCCATCACGCGCTCGATCGGATCAGGGCCCGTGGATAACATCAACTGGGCCCTCTCGCTTCGGCGCCTCTTCATGGGCGGGGAACTCTCGGAGATGCAGACGGTGAGCTCGTCCCTCGATGAACCGCTCACCCCGACGAACAACCAGATCCGCTCCTCGAGCACCCAAGGCTCCGCCGCCGTGCAGGCGCTGAAGCTCGACTCGGCCGGAATTTTCGTGCGCCAGGGCGGAACTCGCCTCTACGAGCTCGCGATGTCCTCCCAGGATGGGGACTTCTCGGCGAAGGACCTCTCGGCCATCATGCCCGACATTTTCGACGATCCGAACGACCCGACGCTCGACAAGAGCATCGTGAGAATCGCCATCCAGAGGAAACCCGATACCCGGATCCACTGCATACGCGCCGACGGCGTGGTCGGGGTGCTCATCTTCGACCGAGTCGAGGAAGTAACCTGCTGGTTGGAGGTTGAGACCGACGGCGACGTCGAGGATATCGTCATCCTTCCAGGGTCGCGCGAGGACCAGGTCTACTACTCGGTCAAGCGCACGATCAACGCGGCCACCGTGCGCTTCCTCGAGCGCTGGGCGCTCGAGTCCGAAGCGCGCGGTGGCCTGCTCAACAAACAAGCCGACGCCTTCGTCGTGCACGACGGCGCCCCGGCAACCAACCTCGCGGCCGCGCACCTGGAGGGCAAGCAGGTGGTGGTCTGGGCCGATGGCGTCGACGTCGGCCATGACGAGAACGACGCGCTGATCCACACGGTAACAGCTGGCATACTCGCCCCGGCGCTCTCCGCCGCGGCGAGCAAGATCGTAGTGGGCCTCCCCTACAACGGCGACTGGAAAAGCGCGAAACTCGCCTACGCTGCGCAGCTCGGGACTGCGCTCAACCAGAAAAAGAAGGTCGGACACCTCGGCGTGATCCTGAAAGATACCCACGCCCGCGGCCTGAAGTACGGACCGGACTTCGACACCCTCGACCCGCTCCCCGAAATGGAAAGCGGCGCCCTGGTGGACCCCGACAGCATCTGGTCGGAATACGACAAGGCATCCTTCGAATTCCCGGGCAACTGGGACACCGACTCGCGCATCTGCCTGCGCGCGATGGCCCCGCGCCCCTGTACACTCCTCGCGTTGACCGCCACCGTCGAGACGAACGAGAAGCAATGACCTGCGCGCCGCAAATCGTGCCCGCAACCCAAGTGATGCTCGAGGCGCTCGACCAGCACCCTGCCGGCGCCGGCCGCGCCTACGCCGCCGTGCTCGAGGGCAGAGCGCTGGGAGTCTGCGGGTACTACCACGACAGAAGCCGCCTCATCCTCTACGCTAAGGCTGATCCCGAGCTGCGGAGATGGAAGAAGGTCATCGTGCGCGCCGCCAAGATGGCGCTGGCAGCGGCCTCCCAGGTCCGCGCCCCGGTGGTCGCCCTGTGCGACTCCGAGATCCCAGGATCGGCGAGGATGCTCGAGGCGCTGGGGTTTGAACACGTCGAGCAGGGCATCTACTGGAGGCCCACGTGGCGGCAGCCGGCGCGATCATAGGCGTCATCGGTCTTGCGCTGCAGGCGCTCGGCGGAGCATCGGCGAGCCGGGACGCAAAAGACATCGCCAATAAAAAGCGCAAGGCGGCAGAGTTCGAAGCCCGCCAGCTCGAGCAGCAAGCAAATGACGCTGCGGCGAGCGGGCAACGCGCCCAGTTCGGCGAGGCGCGGACCTCCGCGCTCGTGCAGTCCCGGGCGCTCACCTTAGCCGCCGCGAGCGGCGGGGCGAGCGACCCGACGGTCGTACGCATCATCGCGGGGATCGCAAGCGAGGGCGCCTACCGGCAAAGCCTCGCGGTTTACCAGGGCGAGGAGCGCGCGCGCGCCCTGCGCCTGGCGGCCCAGACCAACCGGATCACCGGAGAAATAGGCGCCTCCGCCGCACTCTCCCAAGGCAGGGCGATCGAGATGCAAAGCGCAGCGCAAGTCCTAAGCGGTGCCTCGAGCCTCTACGCCCGCTACGGCTACGGGAGCCCGGCAACTACCGCCTCCGCAACGCCACCGAACCAACTCTCGATCGGCGGGGGCAGCCCCACCTATGGCTAAACCCCTCCCTGATTACACCGCGCTCGGGGACACGCCCGCCCCCAGGCCAGGAGGAGGAGTCGCCCGGATCGACACGAGCGGCCTGGACGCTCCATTCGCCGAGGACCGCGCCATGATCGCAGCCGGAGGCTCGCTCATGGCGGGCGCCGCCGAGCTCGCCGTTGCGCAGGATCACTGGGACTCCCTCCGGGCCGAGGACGCCCTGAACAAACTGAAGAACGAAGCGGTGAACCTCTCGGTGGGCGAGGACGGCTTCCAGACCAAGCGCAGCGCGGACGCCGTCACCCAGCCGCTCCTGAAGGACTATGGCGCGCGCTTCACCACCGCCCAGAGCTCGATCGCGGCCGGGCTGCAGAACGACCGGCAACGCGCGAAGTTCGCCGCGCGAGCGGCGCCCGCGGAAACGATGTTCAAGCAGGACATCCTGAAGCACACCTATGCCGAGTCCCTCGTCTACGGCAAGCAAGTGCTCGAGGGCACGATCGCCGCGGAGTCCCGAAACATCGCGGCGAACTCCGATGACCCGTACGCGGTGCAAACATCCGTCGAGCGCATCGAGAACGCGATCACCACCATGGCCGCGCAGCACGGCTGGCCGAAAGAGGAAACCGAGCTCATCCGGCAAACCGCTCGCGACCAGGTGTGGCAGGCGAAGATCGATACCCAGTCCCTCACCGACCCGGTGGGCGCATACGCGAGCATCCGCGCGAGCGGCTCGGAGATCAGCCCCAGGCTGCGCTCCCAGCTCACGCACCAGGTGCGCCAACTCGCCCTGCCTCTCGAGGCGAAGCGCATCGCCGACCAGGTGATCAGCGGGCAGGCCGCGCTCGAACTCCAGGAGGGCCTCGCGAGCGCCGGCCAGGACGGCATCGACGCGGCGGTCGCCGCCACCGCGCCCGGCGCGCGCGCAACAACCGGCACGAAGTACGACGTGAAGGGGAACCTCGGAAGCTGGGTCGACCAGGCAAGCGCGCTCGCCGAAAAGAAATATCCAGGTGACGAGACCTTCCGCGACCTCGTGGTGACCCAAGTGAAGACCCACGTGAACACGATGGTCGCCGCCCAGGACGGCATCGCGCGCCAATCCCACCAGACCCTCATGCAGGCCGCGCTCCCGGGCCCAAACAAGATCGCCCCGATGAGCCTGGACGAACTCCTCACCACCGCGGCGACCAAGCGCGCCTGGGTGAACACCGATGCGCAAGGCCAGCGCGGCATCCTCGCGCTCCTCGAGCACAACGCGCAGAAGCGCTTGGGAAATAAGACGAAGGTAAAAGACATGGTGGTGGCCGACCTTTTCGCCAGGGTTCATCTCCCGGATGACGACCCGCGCAAGATCAGGACCGTTGGCCAACTCGTCCCATACTTTCCCGCCATTGGATCCACCGGTTACGACTGGCTGAAGAA